TGATAGTTTAGCTGCACTTTTAGCACTATCAAATTGAACTTTACCTTGGGCATTTGAATCTACTCTTGTTGCCCAAATCTTGTCGTCAATACCATAACGCCTAACGTTGGCAAATAATAGTTGCGGTATTCCGAATCTAGGATTACCTAGTAAATCTTGCTTAATCTCTGATGCACCCTCATAGGCATCAAACACAGCTATAGGCGGATGGTCTGTTGCCTGAACCACAGAAATAGAACTGCTTGAGGGTTGTTGTCCAGGTTGTAAGGGTACTGAACGACCTACGGTAACATCTGCCATAATTAAACTCCATCACTCCAATGATCTGTTAATGTGCAATTGCCTTGAATTAGTCTGATTGTGTATCCGTCCGATTGTCTGCAAATTACGTCATAGCCGTAATTGCCAGACTCCAGGAATTGAGTATCAGCCGGGTCTATTGCAAGTATGAAACTATTGAAAGCATGAGTCCCAAACCAGGCGATCGCTCCACTGGGAATAGCTACAGATAAAGCCGTGACTGTAATAGCAGTAGCACCTGCCAACGCCGCCGCCGTAAGTGTGGCACTACCTATGTATTGCCAACCATCTTCTATCCGAGTGGCAAAATTTAACCTTGTCCCGGACGGCATGGAAACTGACAAGGCACTTACCGATACTGAAGTTGCATTAATAGCGGAACTGGCAGAAACTATTACGGCTTTTGCTCCAACCGTTGCGGAAGAACCGCTATTGATAGTTGCTGCTAATGCTGAGACATAAGCAATGGTATCTCCTGCAATCAAAGATGCTGTAAGCACTGCTAGATAGGCTGTTCCGCCATCGTTGAAAACCAAGGTTGTGCCAGCGGGAATTGTACGGCTAACGTTAGCTACGTTCATGGAAGTTGCTCCACTGCTGGCCGTCCCCGTAAGCAAGACGTTGATTACGGGAAGATAAGGAATTGCGGTAAAGGATGCTAGGGAGAGCGATCGCACTAATAGCCTAGCTTCGTTAACCGTCCGGGAAGCTGTGCCAGAAACAATGATTTGGGAGTCGGTGACAGCCAAAACTTTTAAGCCAGTGATTCCTGACCCTTCCAGGGTAATCAAATCTCCAATCCGGACGGGTAAAGATTTGAGTAACTGCGCCTTGTCGTCGGTGATTGGATAGCGCTTAATTTGGATGGTATTGCTACCAGAAACAACAATGCCCGTAAAGTTGCTAATCAAGTCGTAACCGGGGACTGTTCGGCGAATCTCGGCAAAAATCAAGCAGTTGCGGAGGTCTAAATCAAAGTCGGTGACGGCTACGGAAAACTGGGCTGATTCCCCTTTTTTTAATTTCAGATCAAGTGTGGCAGTGTCAAACTGTGGCGCGAGTGTGGTAGTCATGAAAACCTCTCTAAGATGCCAAGTGAGGTATTTATTCTTTCTGGCTCTTCTGGGCTTAGACCTGGTTCAACGTGGTTAGGAGTATTGAAATGATGCAGGGTGGTGACAGCTACCGTATCAGATTCAGGATGATAAAATTTTGCAGCTTCTTGGAGAGTGCCGATAAAAACTGCACCTTCAGGAATCATCCTTGGTTTTCTTTTCCCATTAGGCAATTCCTCTGTGAATGCGATCCCCCCATTGTCGAGCTTCTGTACCTCTGTGATTTCTCCTCGATATCTGGCAGTAATAGGAAGATCAGTTTTAAGGCTACAGGTGTAAAAATTCATTGGTGTTGACGTAAATATAGTTACTTATAAAAGAGTTGCCTAATTCAGGGTAATTTACCTATTCAACGCCCCGCCCGGACGCTGTTGTTTCTGAATTTCCGCCAACACAACTGACCTTAGAGAATTTTGCAATTGTGGAACATTAACCGAGCTATCCCCGCCGCCCTCCACAGTGACGGGGATATTTATGGTCATATCTTTAGACCCAATTTGTGACCCTAAATTTTGACCACCTTCGACAACCCCACCATTCGCAAAATTCAATACTTTATCTAACCGCAGTTCTTGGAATCGTTTAGCTTGTTGAATTGTCAGCACCATTTCCCCTGGTGTTAGGGCTGCTAGTACCGGGTTTTTACCTCCTGACATTGATTTTTCACGGTGGAGGGCATCAGCTACAGCCCCAACACTTCCCCCATTGGCGTAATTTGGAACTGTGCCACCTTGGTAAAATCCTAAAATACCACCAAGGAAACCACCGCCCCCGCCTTTGCCACCTCCACCACCAAAGATATTAGAAATAAGGGAGTTAACCGCTAATTGAGTTAATTGTTGAGCGATGTTTCCAACTAAATCTTTAAAGGCATCCCCCGCAGATTTAGACCCAGAAATGATGTCACCAAAGAATGAACCGAGGGCGTTTTTACTAACATCTAATAAGTCTTTTCCGAGTGTCCGTACCTGCTGAGAAATACCCTCTAAGTTGATTTTATTAGTCGCTTCGGCGTTGGCTTGTAATGTAGCTATTTCCTCCTCTGTGTATTCGTTGGCAGTACCTTTCGCTGCGGCTATTTGTTGCTCGATTTGCAGTGATTCCTGTTTATATCTAAGCTGTTCCTGCATTGTTGCGGCTTCAGCTTCTAGTGCAGATGCTTGATATTCATTCCCCCCACGTCCGCGAATTAAACGAGCTTGTCCTGACAAAATTCCTGCTTCCCCGTTAACAATTCCAGCCTCTTTTAACCGTTTATTTTGTTCCTCGACTTGCTTGCTTTGGTTCTCAAATATCTTTAAATCAATGTCGCCTTTATCCATGATTGCGTGAATTGTGGCAACCAGTTCATCAATATCTTTCTGTAGTTGCCTAACTTGATCCGAATCAGCTTTTAGTCCGCCCTTACCTAATAAATATACTTTTTGATCTTGTAGATCATCAAGTTGATTTTGCTTTTCCATCAACGCGATTTTAGTTTGATGTTTAATTTGCGCTTTATCAATTTTTGATTGAATATTCTGCTTTGTCCCGTCATCGGCTAAAGATTGCTCCAATCTTAGCTGATTAATATAGGTTTCGTGGGCGCGGGATAATTTGTTAATTTCCCTTTGGCGTTCCTTGTTCTTCTCAAGTTCTTTTATTGTATTAGATGTGTTCAAATTATCGGTTTCTAGCTCCATTTCCCGGATCTGTTTGTCAGATTCAATAATTTCTTTTAACTGTTCAATAGCCTTGGTATAATCCACGCCAGCATCACTGGGCGAAACAGTTTCACCGCGTTTTCTAGCCTCTTCTAAGATTTTCAATCTAGTGCTTCTAGCGTCTAAAAGATCGTTTAGTTCCCGGGTTTTCTTGATTGAAGCTTCAGCATATTTGTTGTTGATTTCGTAGATCCTAAGCTCTTCCTGGATAATCTTTTTAGCCGTATCATTTGGAGCTAAAGCCTCTCGGGCTGCAAATTCAGCCCGTTTTTGCTTGTCTAACATCTCCCGTCTTTCATCATCTAGTTTCCTCTGCTGTTTTTTAGCGTTATCAACCCGTTGAGTAGCTGCTGTAATCTCATCTTGAATTTCTTTGTATTTAGATTCTGCAAGTTTCCTCCGTGCCGCAGCTAATGCCCTTTGATCATCGGCATTGCCACCGGAGGGCGAGCCTGGGGCTTGCTCTTTACCCCCTGATTCCTGACTAACGGGAGATTGTTGGGTAGTTTGTGTTGGTTGAGATGTGCTTCTATTACGGGCATCAGCTACTAACTTCCTGGCAGTATCACCATACCGACTTTCGGCTTTTTTCATATACCCGCCCAAGGTGATAAATCCATCACCAACATTTAAACTGCCGTCAGGGTTTCCGTGAAATACTGTTGAGACGACCTTCTGATAAGTATCTAGGGCTTTCCCCCGTGAGTGAATTTTTAAATATTTTTCAACATATTTGAGTTGTTCTGTTTGTGACAATTTAGCGAGATTTTCTAAGCTTATCCCTAACTCTTTTTCGTTATCCCTGGTAAACCCGATTAGCCCTGTGGCTGACAGCTTACTGCCAGGATGTTTCTTTGGTGAAAGTGTACCGCCAGTTTCAAACATTATAACTTTGAGCAAGTCTTCCGGGTTTATGTTCAGTCGATCTGACATTGCTACTAATTGGCTGATGAAGTCGTTGCCTTGCGGTGTTTTGGATAGTGCATTTTGGGCTGGGGTAAAAAATTGTTTTACAGCATTGACACCTTGTTGGTAAGGGTTCTGTCCCTCGCTTTTGAAAACCCCAGCCTGTAAATCCCTTATATATTTTCTGTAGGTTTCGGGATCTGCGGACATATCAACGTGAGTTCCGTAAGTACGAGATCCCTTTTTCCCCATCCCCGCTTGCATCCCCAAGGTTTGACCGTATTGGATTAATTGCCCATTCTTAACCTGTAAGTCAATCATATGTCCGACCTGGGCTATCAGTTTAGTCATGCCCTTGTCAGCATACAGATTAACCGCGCCCCAACCCTGTCCGACTTTGCCAGCGTAGCCAGCGACCGGACTGGGAACAGGAACTCCGTACTGCTTACCCTGGGAATCAATCAGAACGAAATCCTTTTTGATCAAGCTTCTGTTTAACGGGTTTAGTTCTTCTTTCCTGCCCTCGACCATTCCATAGGGTCTGTCTTTGTGTCCACCACGCTTTACAATAGACGGGTGATGTGGCTCTAAATCTGAGTATTGTGCGACATTTTCAGTCCCACTCCCAACACTTTCAACAATCTTGTATTTACGCTGATTAATGGTACTGCTGCCACCGAGAGAGCCTTGCACACCCTGAACGATATTCCCTACTGTCCCATTACCAGAGTTAGAATTCTGCCCCGATAACAACTTCCAAAAATTCTCAGCTCTTTCACTGAATTTCTGCCCCGATGCCCATCCCCAAAAATCCTCAGCCTTTTTGGCAACTGATTCAAACGCCACACCGATTCCCGATATTCCATTTTGTGCAAATTTGACCGCAGATTGTGCTGCGTTGCCAATATTTGAAGCCCAACCACCAATGTTTTTACCAATATTCTGTGTAATTGATACTGCGTTTTGCAGCCCTGCATTAAGCGCGTTAATTGGGTTGGCTACGAGGTTTGTAATTCCGTCAAATAAAAGCTGAACTAGTGCGAGTAATTTATTAACGGCTTTTTCAATCTCCTTCCATGCCCAAAGAACATTGTCAACTAATATTTCCCCTAAAGAAAAGATAATCCCATATAAATTATCGAGGACTTTTATCCAACTCAGCCAGATATCCCATACAACATTGGCAACCTTAACAATACCCTCAATAACTATATTGATATTTTTTAAGGCATTAAAAACGGTTTTAACTGCTTCCCAGGTATTATCAAAGGCGGCGGAGATATCCTTGATAGTATCCGGGTTAGTTTCTAAATATTTGGTGAAACTTGTTATCCCGTCTAATAATAATTTAAACCCACCTGCTACTAATTCCTGGACAGCTTTATTTAATGATTCGATTAATTGCGGGTTAGCCTTAAGAATTGTAACTAACTTTTCAGATTCTTTGCGAACATCCTTCATGATTCCGTTAGAAGATGTCAAGCCAGACACAATATCCCCAAAAGTCTGAACCATGAAATTCATGATCGGCTCAAATGCCAGCCCGATAGATTTTTGGAACTGGTAGAAAGTATCTTGGATGTTGCTTAACCGCCCCTCTAAAGTTTTTGCCTTGTTTTCCATTGCCCCAAAATACGCCCCGCCCTCAGCACTCATGCGGCGTAATGCTTCCTCAAGGTGGCGAAATTCTAGCTTACCGTCAGTGGCCAATTGTCTAATTTCTGACTCCTTCGCCCCCAGCATCTTGGCAAGTTCAGCCCGGAGTTGTACCCCGCGCCCCGTGAACTGATCTATATCCTCATTTTGTAGCCGTCCCTCGGTCCTTGACTTGGCGTAAACCTCCATCAAGTCCCCAAGCTTGGCGTTAGCACCTGCGGCTACATCACCAATGGTTTTGAGGTCTTTAATAATCTGATCAGGTTTTGCCCCGGTGGCTAAATTTTGGATTGCTGCTTGCTGTAAATCCTTTAGCTCAAATGGCGTACTAGCCGCAAACTTCTCTAATTTACCAACAAAATCATCAATTTCCTTCTGATTGCCTTTGAGAAAGGTTTTGAGCGAAGATTCAAACCCCTGGAAGTCCTTAGTAACATTGAAAATCTCACCCGCGAATTGTTGAACCGCCCCTAGTGCCGAACCAACTACGCCAGTAATTGAGTTAAACGCCCCGATTCCTGCCCCAACAAAAACACCGTTAAAGACGTTGCTTAAAATGCCCTTAATCGGCTCAACTGCGTTCTTGAATCTATCTGTGAAAGTTCTACCCGCAGCCTGTCCGGCGTTCGCGGCTTGGGTAGCTGCTTGGTTTAACCCTGCTAGGCTATTCCACCCCCCGACACCACCAAAGGCTTGGTTTATCTGCTTTTCAATATCCTTCGCTACCTGTGTGGCGTAAGCCTTGGTATTGTTGAGTTGTTGATATAGTGCGGCTTGATTAGCCGTCAACTGTAGTTCGAGAGTACCGAGGGAGGTCATGGCGGTTGGGGGTTTATTGGTAATTTTCCCCAAAACACTAAAACCCTCGCATATTTTGGTTAATTGCGAGGGTTTCAGTTATTGAATTTTCACAAATTCTGCGTCATTAGCTATTTAAAAACCTCGATTAGAACTGACTCAGGATATAGTCCGACATAGCCAAATCGCGGATCATAAATCCGTTCAATGTGTACCAAATTATCGGAAGCATTGGTAGACTTATTGAAATACCAATGAGGATACAAGCAATGGGTAAAGCTAAAAGACGGGAGCAGGCAATGGGCAATAGCTATGGCAAATCATTACGCCCATTGCAAGAATTCAAACGGATATCTGTAAAAGATATTAAAAAGCCAGATTCTCTATCCCCGGATTTTGGACATACGTACGTTAAAACATTTGGCGAAGGAACACCAATGATGATGGAAATAAATCACCCATTCTCATTTTGTACCAACAAAGAGGGGTATGTCTCGTTCAAAGGTTTTGACGAATCATTGGGGACTATAATTTGCAGTATTGCTACAGCAAAAAAGATTGGTAATCGTGCTTTTACAGCATCAATAAAACCATCTATTCAAGAAAAATATAGAACTAATCACACCGATGAATGGGTGATCCCTTTTCGGTTTTTAGATGAATCAGAAATATTTTTTAACTAATCAAAAATAATGCTATCTAAAAACCGGAACACGCTATTTAACTAACTTTTCAATCTCTCCCTCAATATCTGCAAATGCCCCAAGTACACGGGGAGGAATAGCACCGATATCTCTCAACTCAATATAAATTTGTGCCGTTTCCCGTGACATTGGTATTTTCTGTTTTTGCCCTTGTTCCGTATCTGGGAATGGTAGAAAGTCCTGTAATGTCGCCTTTTCAGAGAACGACGCGCCTATTTTAGCGATCGCACTTGATTCTAAATTGGTGTGCAATTTGTATTGACGGTACAGACTTTCGACCATTTCCCTGATTACCCAGCAAGGGGTACGGTGGAAGCTTCGACGGTGGAAACTGGGGTCTGTGACTCCGAAGTATTGGATGGTAAAGTAACTTTCTCGGTAGAACCCCCTTTCTTTCTCCGTGAGTTCGTGGTATTCCCGAAGCCTTTTGATTGCTCCCCCAGCGTTACTTCCTCTGGTTCTTGTTCAGTGGTAAATACTGGCAATTCCGCCCATTCCCTCTCTTCACCTAATGCAAATGAGGCAATTTGTGAGTAAAGATTTTCAGGTAATTTGCGAACAATTGCTCTAATAACTTCATCCCTTATTAAATCGGTCATCCATCTTTCTTCGGGAATTGCCATCAATTGAGAACATTTTTCTTTGTCAAGTGAACAACGGAAAGAGGCTTTTAAGTTGTCAATATTAGCTAATATCCAATCAGGTGCAAGTCGTGATTTTAAAATCATAATTGCAACTTCTTGGGATTGTCGTTCAACCATTATTTCAGGTTTTTTAATCCGCCCCAATTCATTGCGGTAATCAATCGCAAAAGCAAGTAATCGGTCTATTTCTTCCTCGGTTTTACCTGTATTCCCTTCTAAAGTTTTACGGATTAATGCAACCGCGTCCTGTTGACTAATCTTTTCTTTCTCAACTACGATATCCGCAATTTCTGCTAATGGTGCAATTTCTTGAAACTGCACGTTACGGATTTTATCAGCCATATAGTCTTTTTCTTCTGGGTTTAATCCGCCCATTTTAGGAAGCGGAAAACCAGCAACAACAACAATTTCAGGGATTCCCCAAGGGTTCTGCATATTCTATCCTTATATCGTCTTGTGGTGATAATAAACGGGTAAAAGTGGGGTTTTTTCTAATAGCTTCTGGCACGACAATTAAACTGACTTTTTCACCAGATAAACTGTACAAAGGCATAATTTCAGGTAGTCCAGATGTGAAATAAGCCGCACCACAGATTAAATAATCTGAGTGCAGCTTACAGTTAATTAAGGCTACTGTATGCCCGTTTGAGTGGAGGCATTTATGCTGACTGAGGGACACGAAGATTGGTTAAAAATGAATCAATATTTACCTGAACTAATTGACCATCGGCAGGAATCAAACTGGTTGTTTTAGTAGCATTAGCCGGAGATCCATCTATTCCACTAAGTGAACCGTCATAAGTCATCAAGTCAATTGCCAATCCGAAAGTAGTGCCAGCTTTCGAGTGCCTAATTCGCAATGCGTAAACAGTAGGAGTTATGGCAGGTGGGTCAAAAGTAAGTGTAGCTGTACCTGACGCATTGGCATTTTGAGAAAGGGTAATGCTATTGTTGTTTGTTTTTGCAGAAACTGTCGTTGCGGGGCTGGTTACAATGCCAGCCCCGGTTACAACATCACCTACCCTTACAGTTGAAAATCCGTTCCCTGTCGTTGTTACAGTCGCACTAGCGTTAGTGGTCGTGCAACTCGCCACTGCAAAACTTGGCGGATCGATAGATCCAGAAGTTATGGGAATAAAAAAACTTTCTTCAGTGGCACTATCAGTTTCAATTATCTTTGCTGTACTAACTGACAATGAGGTGTTTTGAGCGTTGGTGGTTGCAGACTTGGGTCGTGTTAATTCAAGGGTAATTGCCATATTTAGAAAATATTAAATGCTGTGGGTGCGGTGTAAATATAGGTATCGCCTTGTACTTGGGCAGTGCAAGAGAATGAGCGTTTTTCTTGAACAGGGTTTTGGGGAGATACAGACTCAAGCAAAGCTACACCTTCGTGCGTTTCTCCACTGGAGAAGAGAAGATAGAAGTAAAATTCTCTCCCCGCAAAACCTTTGTCATAAGCAAACTTTCTGAGGATTGCCCCACCCCTGTCGCCGTACATCAGATTAAAATCTAAGCTCATGGTTTTCGCGTTGCCTACCGTGACCTTATCCATCCCTAAACCGGATAGATAGGTAGTGGTATCAGAATTTTTAATCTGCGGTGACACTACAGCATTACTGCACCCTGAGACAAAGACCAAAGCCTTGGTACTAGCGGTTGCACCATTGGCAATTGTGCCAGGTAGAGGCAAGGTTTGTAGAGTTGTTGAACCTGCGGGCGCTGCATTGCTCAAAGTTGCAGTTACACCACCAAAGGTAAGTAATGCTCCAGCATCTAAAAGCACGAAGGTAGGAGATACAGATAAAGATTCTGCCCCCTGGGAAGCATTGGCCGCACAGGTAATAGTGTAGGTTGGAGGTGTGCGACTGGAAACAACGACGTTGCCGACGGTCTGAGTTGGTAATTCGCCAATTTGGAAAGTTATCCCCAGCGTAGTCTCCACAACCGAGGGGCGGTTAATATTTAGCGGCATAAAAAATTAATTAATCTTTCCGGTAGTTTTCCCAGAAGTGAAAACTTAGTTGATTAAGCTGCCAAATAAGGTTCTGCCTCCCAAAAACACAGTAGCTACATAAGGCTCTGGAGAGGTTACTATTGAGCTTGTTAATTTAAATGTTGTTGTAATTTGATATTGATTTACGCCCAATCGAATTTTTTGCCACTCATCGCAGTCAAATTCTTGATAATCAATTACACCATTGTTAGGACTCCATAAAAAAGAAGTGCTGGACAATTGACGTAATTGATTTAATAATTGATCAACCTGCGTTCCAACCAATACGGGTGACGTGATACTCCATTCTTCACTTATCTGATTAAAACCCTTAAAAACAATTTGTTGATATCCGTCGCCTAGCTTATTTGTTAATAGCGGCAGTGATGCTTTTTTAGTTGCACTCCATAACGGGGTTAGGATTAAAACGGATTTAGCAGTACCATCTTCTACGGCATTTTCACAGACTGTTAAATCTGCATAAATACCAGGTGTACTTGATAATGTACAGCTAAAATTGATGTAATCATAAGACATATCAAGAACCCGTGTAATAACCAATTGAGTAGTTACAAGCATTAGCACCGCTCAAATTTAAAATTAGTGCGGTATTAATGGATAATTTCATCTCTCTTCTTTCTGGGAAAATTAAATCTAAGCTATCTCTTTGGTCTTGCAGAATCCGCAGCCTATTACTAGAATCTTTTAAAATTATTGTTGTCGTTGTCGCGGATTCATTTTGAATTACAAGATGAGTGATGTAAATTGATAGCCCAGATCCGGGCGCGGGAATTATTGTATTATCCCCGCTAGTTGCCACAGTCCCCGTAGAGTAGATAATCGTGGGGCGGGTGAAAATATTGATTAAACTTGTCAGACTTTGCAGCGACCTTTTAACCAGTGCAATCAAACTAAATGTTCCGGTGTCAGCAGTAGCCGCAGAATCGTTTTTCGCGCCTAAATCAGCTGAAGATTCAAGAGCGAAAAACGCTACATCAGGGTTAGTTATTGTCCCTGTTGAAGCATCAGTTAGGGATCTTTGGTATAGGTTTCCGTCCCCACCTATATAGGGTCTAGGAGTTGGCATAGATTAAAATTCCATTGCGAAAACAGAAGTGTATCGAGATGTAAAAATCCCATTCCAGTTGTATTTATTCAGGTTTATTGGATTTGAGATAACCCAACGAGAACCCCTGCCATTCACATCAACTGCGGCGATTCTGACGTAATATTTCCCTGCTGATAGGTTCTTGAACTGCGATGAAGAGCTTGATTCTGACCGAGTGTCGCCCCAAAAACCGTCATCGCCTTTGCGAAGTTCAACGGTATAGCCTCTAATATATGGGTCACGCTCACCACCTAGAAGCGGATAATCCCAGATTGCATCTAAATCAAATAGGTCAATAGCCCGGTAGCTGAGGGTAATATTTCTTGGCACACTAACAACGGTGGGAGGGTTACGCCGTACTGGCAAAGGTGCAAGTGACCATCCATTTTCGATTTGAGAATATTTGGAGGGGTTGTACTCAACCGCCGTGATTTCGTGAAACATTTCCGAACTGCCAGAACTCGGTACACGGTTCAGAACCCGGAATAGCTGCGGCCGTACAGTGGTTGACGCAAGAATCCAGTTACTTTCCGGTGGTGGCACTGATGATAAAGCAGATGCAAGGGTTAACGCTGTAGTTAGTCCAGGCGAATTGGTAACGGATTTTTCCTGTACTGTCCCATCGGTAAGCATTACCGTGAGGGTGTAAGTCTCCCCTGGTAAAATCTCTACTTCATGGTCTAAGGTGATTGTCGTGGTAGTGGCCGCCGCAATCAACCCCCCATAGCGAATATCAGCCCTCTTGGAGTCCATCACCCTGATAATGTCCCCCGGATTGGTATAAGCACCATAGGCTCTACATCGGAAAGATACGGTTTCCTGTTCTAGTCTGTCAGTGAGCAAGGCCGCATACCCAGCCCGTCGCGCTTGACCTCTTGACACACAAGCAAACGCAGACATTTCTAGTTCCCGAACGCCATATTTAGCTATTCCACCGGGATCATCAATGGCTTCTACTGAACGACGGTAAAAGTCGTCAGGGTTTACGTAAGTTACTAAAGCCATGGTATGTCTAGTTTTCAAGCCTGTACGGGTGTATGAGAACATCCCATCATCTACGTCAGCTTGGGTAAATTGTGCTACTGGAGATCCGGGTTTGTCGGCAGCAAAGGCGATCGCCCCATTCATCCAATAACTAAAACCGCGAAACACTGATAAAAACTGTTGAATAACCTTGTACGCTTCTTCTTTACCCTCTAGCAGTAAGTGACATTGAAACCGATGTTCATAGCCACCGTAACCAGTGGGGACGTACTCATTGCAATATTGGCTAATCTCGTACAACGCCCACTTATCAATTTGGGACTGATTGATGTATCTGCCAAGTCCATAACGGGTATTGGTGATTAGGTCATAAAGAATCCACGCCGGATCTGCTACTGCTACTGATGGAGTGTAAAATGTCCCGTTCCAAGTTCCGCTATAGGTTAATCCCCTTGTTCCTGTGGGTGTGGCGTTGCTTGGTATCTGAATTTTCCGCCCTGCTAGTCTTAGGGATATTTGGGGCGTGTCTTGAAACTGGGCTGCATCAAACCTAAATCCAAATAATGCAGAGTTGGGGTATTTGAGTTTAGTTACTGTAACTTCAGTATAAGCCCGCCATATTAAAACCCGTTGATACCTTGTAGAATCGGTATCTTGGGGCGTAAGCCGTTCTACTCTGACACTAAAGTTCGTTACTGTCCCACCGACATTATTAACTGCAAAGGCATATTCAAATTCTGTCAAGGTTGCAAAGCGTCCGCCTAAACTGCCCTCATAAGCTAGATAGAACGCCCCTGCGCCTTGTTTTAGGTAAATCCTAAAAGTTACACTTGATCCCAAAACCCCGCCGTCTGAGGGGTATTCTTGAAGTACCACACCCAGGCGGATTCTAATAATATCTAAATTTCCGTTGGTGATGGTGCGGGTGATTGGAAAATTGCACTTAACCTCAGCGGCTACGCTGGTTTCACTCGTTACCTCATCTCCAAAACCTAACATCCTGCTTTGTGCCTGTGTACCGGGTCGCCAATCCCAGCCGAAATCCTGGAAGTTGATTGAACCATCGGCGTTTTGTACTGGAGTTTCATCAAAGTAGACTGATTGCAGCCCCATAACTAATCCCTCAATTTCACCCTCTGACACAATCCCCAGCATTGCGGCGTTAGAGACAGAACGCCCTGATATAGCGGTTTCTGGCGGACTGGGAGGGTTTTTAGAGCGTCCGCCCCCACTACCACCAAATCCTTTAAATTGTTTTTTCGGCATAACCACAATTGATGTTTGTGGTTATTTTTGCCATAACGGTAAACGTTTACTGTCAATCTTGGTTGTCTACCCAGCTATGTCACTCCCATTTCAGTTAGATTATATTCGTCCCTGGGATCTAAATTCTATTTCTATAAACTCAGCCGCAAGCTTGTAATTTCTCACTATGTGGCGGAATATATCACCATTTTGATCGGGAATAATAACCCCATCAGGAAAATAAAGGGGGATTAATGCACGCTCTAATTCCCATGCAAAACCAGAAATATTAGCGCCTGAGAAATGGCGGAATTTAAAGTTATCGGGGTGTGCGCTTTTATAAACCAAATCTTCATAGAAACTTTCTAATTGCAATAGAAATTGAGCGCGAAAAATCTTTATATGCTCACCATCAACATTCCACCAATTATCCCCAATATTAGCAAATATTCCAGCATCATAAATGCCGTATTTGCCATTAGCTAATTTGACGCATTTTTTAGGCGTGAGATTAGTTGGAGAAATTAGTATTGGTGAGTGCGCGATATTCAGATCAACAAATTTAGCTACATCAAATGTCATGGTATTCATTAAAATGCTACTCCCATTTCAGTTAAATTCTGTTGATATTCCCGTTCTTGCTGTTCAAATTCCCTCTTGATCAACCTTCTCCAACCCCTACGGCAAATTTTGTATGATTCATCAAAAAACCACATCACAACACGCTTCACAGATTTAGCCACCGACTCAATGTTTACCTCAATCAGCGATCGCTCAAAGCCCGCAGAATTAAACTGAATCATCCCAAAAAACAGGGAGTCAAACAGCGTCAACATCAACGCCCCTTTATGTCCTGGCAACAAATCAAAAGGGTCGGTATCTGGGAATTTCCGAATCATTCTCTCTTTCCAGAGTTGGTAAGCACATCTATATAATTGCGCCATGCCCGCTAAGTCCATGTTTTTCAGGGTGGGAGGAATAACAGTTGTACCCGATAATTTAGGGGTAAAGTCTAAAAATCCCAATCCCCAAACTTCCTGAATTTCGCCCGTTTCTTGACTGGTGCGAGTTTTCCAGAGTCCAGCCGAGAGCAATTGTCTGACCTGTCTGCAACTATGCTCGGAATGGCAAGCACCTGGCCAGTGCTTCTTAAGATATGCCGATAAGTAAATATTGGTCATCTCGATAGATGCCTCACCATTTTGAGATGCGGCTATTATCTCCCCTGCTTTTTGGGGTAACAGCTTGTTATTCTCCAGTAGTTCTAATCTTTCGAGTGCAGCCCAGCAGTATGCGTTGGTAACTCCCATGACCGCCAGAAGTTGTGATGTGTTTAAATCTCGGATTCGTTCAAAAATTTCTAATTCTTTTTTCAGAAACTCTTGCTTTGTGATGCGGTGTTGTGTTAGCATAATTTCCAATCGAATACAAATTGTTAGCCATCCCTGCTGTCGTAACTTGGGTGGCTAATTTATTTTAACCCAAGGCTATGGGTAAATCAATAATTTTATTAATACTCTAATATCTCCACCGTAAGACCGCCCCTACACTTGGTTTTCGGTACTTCACGACTATATGCCTTTACTTCTATTGCAAACGAGAAGAATTTGAAATCAAGAGAGGAATTAAATTAAAAGAGAAAAATTAATTAATCTCTCTTATTTGATATAAGCGAAAAGCATATAGTCCTCAAGTATGCTTTTTATACAATTATGTCGCTGAAATACTTAATCAAAAATTTTATATTAGAAGTGCTTGACAAGTGCTTTCATTCTTGCTATAACTAGATTATTAAAGCAGGGGGAGCAAAATGAACGGATATCATTTAAGAGCGGCTGAATCATTAGCTCTCAGAGCTATGACTCGCAAAAAAGGATTAAAAACCCTCATCCTGGAGGGAGCGCCTGGAACAGGTAAAACATATTTTTCCGAGTGCCTCGCCAAGGAGTGGCAAGCACTATATTTATATTACCTGTGCCACCATTGGACGGGCGATGAGGAAATGTTCGTTGGTGTCCACGTTGGCCGCGTTGCGGCTGGGGTGAAAAAGCCAGAAGATGCTTATGAGTATGGCGTTTTGGCAAAAGCCGCGATCATATCCCAAACAACAAAAATGGTTGTCTGTTTAGATGAATTGGACAAAGCCCCCCAGCGGGCGGAGTCATTGTTGTTGGATTTTCTGCAAAATGGACGGGTGTATATGCCTGATGGGTCTAAAATCCAAGGCAACTTGGAAAACATGACCGTCATCGTGACAACCAACGCAGTACGCCCCTTAATGGAGGCAACAATGCGGCGTGGATTCCGCATCAAGATGGAGTTCTTACCTCCTAATGTGGAAGCTGACATTATCCGCAAAGCCACTGGTGCAAAAATGGGAGCGATTAGAGTTGTAGTGCGGATGCTCGGAGTTATCCGAGCATCCGGTGCTACTGCGCCATCCCTGCAAGAAGGCCGCAATTTAGTTGAAGATTTGGCGGCTTGCGAAAATTCCTCTGATGTTGAAATTTTAATTCGCGGTTGGCTGGTTAAGGAGGATGAGGACTGGGATGCTCTTGTATCCGAGTTTGGAGGTCAGCCCCACAGCATTTTATGGGGTGAATTTAAGAGATAAAAAATTTTATATTAGAAGTGCTTGACAAGTGCTTTCACTTCTGATATAAATAGATTATAGAAAACAACACAAAAACTAAAAGAAGGTGATCGGGATGAGAAACAATCAACGTCGTAGTCGTAGAAACAAAAGCAGAGTTGACAATCTTCAACTCCCGATCACCGTTCGTCAAGCTCAGAAAATTGTAGTGAAAGTGAAAAAGTTAGGCTCAAGCTACAGTTTCCCAGGAGAGATTCGACAAGCATTGTCGTTAAGCTCCTGTCATGACCATGACGGAGCATTAAAAAAATTAGCAAACCTAGCATCTAAAGACCCTAACCAGGTCTTAATTGATGCGAATGGAAAACCCCCTCAATCTGCCGAGAACAGAGAAGAAGGGGAATCCAGGGAAAAAGGGACTGATGAAGTTGCCCCCACTTCTGACAGTCCCTCCGAGGGATCGGAAATGCACGGGGGAGACGGTAATAGCGGTGAGTGTGATTCTCCCGCAGAAACATCTAGTCCCGAAGAACGGGAAGGAGATCAAGGTTCTCAAGGAAATCAAGCCCAGTTGCAAGCTGAAACCGCCGACGGTGGCAGCCAAGGGCAAGGAATCGGAGACTCCACGGATTCTCAGGAGACTGAGAATAGCGATCGCAATGCGCCCCAATCCAACGGTTCTGAGACGGGTTCATCCACGTCAGAAAGTTGTGAGTCAGGCGAAAAGTCCCAATCTCCGACTGATCAAAAAGCAGAATCCCCTGAATCGCCAAATTCAGGGTCAGGTGAAGATACGGCAACATCACCTGTGCGCGAAATTGATCAGAAAAACTGTGCGGCTCAAGCTGATTCTGATCTCCGTGACGATCAGGTAAATCAAGGGTCAGAATCTCCAAAAAAAGATGCTCAACCCTCTGTGAGCGCGAAAGCTAAAGATAACGTCAATAGCGATCGCCAAGCAGAGAAACCTGGGGATGATGAAGCTGAGGGACGAACTCAGAAATCTCACGCGGACAATTCGGAAAACTCATTGGGTGAGAATGAGTCGGATTGTGTCAGTCCTAATGATGACACTAACGCAGAGGCTCAAGCGTCTGATGACGTTCCCACGCATCAGAAAAAGTGGGGAAAATCTTTCAGCAAAGAGGAAAGAGGGGAAGGTAAATTATCCCTCTCTAACTCTAGTAATAACGGTGGTGCTACAGCCTCCTTGAAAGTTGCTGGCGTATCACCAAAGTTATTAAAGCTGTGTCGCCAACGCCTAGCAGCATTAGTTGGCGATAGCAGCCAACAGCACAGTCCACGCAGAGACTATACCGAGTTCTGCGTTCGACTAAAAACCTATCGTAATCCTCAACCCGCCAGGAAAGAGGAAGAAGGTAGACCTGTGATTTTACTCCTGGCAGACGTTTCCGGCTCTTGTGCATCTTTTTCTAACGAATCAGTCAAAGTTGCCAAAGCAGCCAGTAAGTTAGGCGTTCAAGGTACGGACATCCTAGTGGTGTCTCACTACAACGGAACGCCTCACGAAATGGAAATCAATGGCAAAGTTGTAGATGTGCGCTCGATTCAACCTAAAGCAGTTAAAAAGACTGCTGACAACGGCTGTAATTGGGGCAATTCTTCAGGGTGGTATGAAACCCTGATGCAACGCTACAGCATCACTGTTTGCATTGCATTAGGTGACTGGGATGGCAGTTTGGAATATGCCTATATTGCCCAGCATCCACAATGCGAGAAATTTATTTGGCTAGACAATGCCCATTGCTCTAGTCGTGGCACAGTTCAAGATCGGACTAAGTTTGCTCTTGACCATTACGCCCAAAATTTTACAGGGATAAAAATTCCTGTCCTGCGTCAAAAACTTATCTACAGAGATGGGTGTAAAGATGCGATTGCTTTTATCAACAATATCAAAGCTTAGGAAAAAAGCTGAACAGACAAAATTTTTAAAGAATTTGGGAATTAAGAATAATGTCAGACAAATATATTGAGATTTAGGGCGAGAAAGTTCAGGTTCTCGAAGTAGTTCAAGAAGATGCCAAAAACGGAGCATCCCTTGTAACTACTGAGGATCAGACTCAGTGGGTGGACACAAACGCGATTCAGGAAGAATGCCCCTCGTAATTTTAAGGGTCAAGGATGGCTTCAATCTCAATAATCATCTTTACCTGACCAAAAAAGCTGGTATTGGAAATTATCTTTTGATATGCCACATACCACAGCTACAAATCCAAGGCTTGAAATTAGATCCTTGCGTTGAGTCGCTAAGAGTCGAAAAATGGCTAAAAACTTATTTTAAGGACTGAAAGCAATGAATGATGAATTTCTAAAAAAAGCAATGGACTGGGCTTGTGCCAATAAGCCAGACGCAAGCATGAATCACAAAGCTGCTTTTGCTAATTCTGTCGCCTATTTCTGCTCCGGGTGGAGTGGCGGCTATGGCGGTCCATCTTTAAGGGAGCATTTTTGTTCTTGGGCATTAGCCGGAGATGAGGGACTGAATGACACAGCAAGCCTCAACGGACTGGCTATAACAATTCAGTTTCCCGACGGCAGACTACCTCGCGCTGGAGAATGGCAATTTGAGGAGGCGGTTAAATTTTGCGAACCTCTCTGCTTTGACCCCGCGGAGAAATACTTGAAAACTTTGCTTCAAATTTCAGAAAAGGCGCACTGTTTTGACGACGACCCCGCAGATTTAGAGGTATTGCGGGGAAAGTAGTCAAACTTCCCAATGGGGGATATTGCCTAAGCGGTGGCAGAAAGCTATCTCCTAAATTAATTGAAAATGTGCTGTCAGTGGCACGTATTCAAGAGGGAGAGAATATTTGCCAAGGCTTAAAAAATCCCTACACAGTTTGTTGCAAATCTTTGTCTCCGCAAAATAGGACAGGATATTGCAAAAACCACCGAAGTCAAAACCCAGAGCAACAAAAGAGGGTGAAAAAAGCAAGAAGCAAATAGTTAAACCCGCCAGAAATGGTGGGTTTTTTATTACCTAACTTGGCTGGTACGAAGCCGTAATTTTGGCACTGATTATATACATCCCTGCCAATGCCACGCCGTAAATTATTGGTACTCTACCACCTTCTTTAACAGTTGTTGACGTGCCACCAAATACCAATGATTTTTTATCTTCCTTAGCATCGGGTGATTCTTGCCGTCCAAACAGGGAAGAAATACCACTCAGTAGCAAAGCACCTCCTGTTAATGCCAACGTGGTAGAACTTAATCCCAAAAACCCCACACCCGCTAGTCCTAACCCTAGCAATGCCGCACCTGCAATAATCCGCCCAACTGTACCAGCACCAGCAATCACTGGCGTGATACGGATTGACTGGACTTTCTTGGAGATTGGGCATTTTAGATGCTCCTCGCCAATTTCCTGATACCCTACCTGGATCTGATAGGATACGCCACGATTGGCAGCTTCAAATAGGTAGTTAGCAAAATCTTTGAAGTTAGCCCGTAGTGCCGCCACAGCTTCGGCAACACTAGAAACATCAACGGTAATTTGCGGGGTGAAATAGTCCGCAAGTTCACCTTGTAAGTGAATAGTAATCATACAGACATGACGGTTTACCCAATAATTCCCCTGACTCCCACATGGTCAAACTCAGAAACAGAAACCGCCGATATTGCCAAAACTAAATATGGTGAAACTGGCGTTGAACGTCGTACCACCAAGGGCATTAATACCATTAGCAGCGCGTGGGATATCAGTGTAAATATTATTAATTTTGCGGAAGTAGATGAATTTCTCAGGACGCGGCGGGGTTCACCATTCAGGGTGTCGCTTGATGGGGGCGTGACTGATGACGGGAAACTGTACATCTGTAAAGAGTGGACTATACAGCAGCAGGGTGTGACGGTAGCTGCTTTTAGCGGGAAATTTGAGCAGATCAGGAGGTTTTTGTAGAGAGTGAAAATATTTTAGAGATACGGACACTTTTCTATTGACAAGGACAAAATACTGTGTAAATATATAAATGTGAGGCAAGGGGAGCAAGCCCAAGCCACACAGTAAACTTTAGTTTCAAGAGGAATTATATCATGGGAATCCTAAAAAATAGAGGTGCTGTTAAGTGGACACCCGCGCCAGAGCTAAAATCCAAAGTCGCCACCAAAATCAAAAATGAATTATTGTCGCCTGATTTTGTAATTCAAGCCCAAAATGAGGATGAAGCTAAAAGTTATGCAAAAGATGCAGTGGTGGAAGCGTGCAGGTCTGTATTTGTTGTTGATTTAGGTATTTCTCAAGAGGAGCAACTATACAATAGAGCATGGCTGATTCTCAAAAAATGGGCTAATGGGGATGATGAATCTTATTGCTACACTGAGGCAGAAGAGGAAAATCCCATCGCAGAAAATGACAGGGAAGATGCAATTCATTATATTGAATCCTTGGATTTTATAGGCTCTGAAAAGCAAATTAAATGGGCTAAATCCATCGCTTTAAATGCAGTTGATGAAATTGCAATTGCTCTAAAAAATAACAAGAAAATCCCTACATCTGCTAAGTGGTGGATTGAAAATGAAAGCAATATTTCATTATGACTAGGAAATCGGAGAGCATAACGCTCTCTGTCACCGAAGAAGATAAAGCCGAACTTGAAAATATAGCATTAGAGTTCGGCTGTACGTGGGGAGAAGAAAAGCCCAATATTTCCAAATTAATAAAGCAGATAGCTAAACGCGAGCTACTGCTTTCAAAATCAGACAAACCCGCAAAACAGAAACGCGCATTGATCAAAAATGCGATCGCCAGCATTCAAGATGCGCTAACAATTTTACTGGAGTTAATTTAATGAATACATACCATATTGTGTACGCATAAAATGCCAATTATTAGCAATCTCCTATCCCTCAACCCCGAGTCACCGATAGAACTGTTTGAAATGGTTTTTGTAAAATATTTTCTGCTTTGCACTTGACAGATATTTCTGTTTTGTGTATACTAGATATATAAGCCAAGTGGAGAATAAAATGACTAAACAGATTATTGAATTAAATGATTTTGCTCACATCACAATGGATGTTTGTGGCAGAGAAAGAGCATTAAGAAGATTTGACTACATAGAAAGACCTTTCCCTGCTAATCAACAAGATATGGCTGTTTTTGAGGAAGCTGGAAAAATTCTTGCTAAAGATGGTGAGATTATCCCTCATGGCTCTGGATTTCATGATCATCTATTAATTGTGGATGTCTAAAATTAATCCTAAATCCCTGCAAAATCTGGTTGCAGGGAAAAACAAAAGACCTAACGCCGTTCGAGTTCATGCCAGATTGAACCCGGAAACTGTGGAATTAGCAAAACGAATCGGAGATGGTGAAATCTCCAAAGGACTAGATAAAATGGCTTCAATATATGCAGACGTATCTCTTGAAAATAAGCTATTTGAAGATGATTTAATTGATTGGTTGAATAACTGGTACGCGAATTTCACAGCCCCAAAAATAGCAGACCCCGATTATTGGTTTGAAAAAGCGACGTTAGCCTTGTCTGGTTTGAATTTCAAGCGGATGATGCTGCTAGGGGCAAAAGTCAATATTCCTGAATCTGACAGGAATTTAGCGATCGCTAAATGGTGGAAAACAATTAATTAATATCTTGACCTAAGCTTTCAAGATCCGCGCGCGTTAATCAAGGATGCGCTAACAATTTTACTGGAGTTGATATGACAAAAACGCAAACGGAAGCGGTTGCATCCGTGATCGTAAACACCGCAAACGCACTAACAAAAGTCCAAAATACAGATCACCACCCGGAAATAAAATCAGAGATTCAAAGGCATTTGATTGATGTCCAGCAACAATCAATAGAATTTGCAAAGAAAATTTATCCAAACTAAATTCCGCCCCGTAACAGGGGCTTTTTTATTGGCAATTCTAAAAATAAAATGCCAATTATTAGCAATCTCCTATCCCTCAACCCCGAGTCACCGATAGAACTGTTTGAAATTAGCAACTACAACCTGACCACACCCACGGAAACCCTCTTTATCTGCAATTATGCCGGGGTATCGTTTGAGGGACAGGAATACGCCGCTATCGGCTGCGAGTCTGAGGGGTTTGATTTGATCGGACAGGGACCAATACCCACGCCACAGTTAACAGTCTCTAATATTGGGCGCGTGGTCAGCGAGTGGCTGCTACAATGTAAAACTTTGGCAAATTACCGACTAGAGGGAACAACGGTAAAACGCCGAATTACCCAAAGGCAATTTTTAGACGGCGGCGAAAATGAAGGGGCATCAATCAAGGAATTACCCCAGCAAATATTTGTGATTGAACAGGTGACGGAAGAAACTTATATCGCTGTTAAATTCCGTCTTGGTTCACCATTTGACGTTGAGGGTGTAACTTTGCCCGCCCGTCCCCTGCTGCGGTCGTGTTCATGGCGGTATCGTTCCGCCGAGTGTGGGTATTTGGGGGGCGGGTTCACCTTAAATAATGTGGCCACATCTAATTCCGCGTTAGATCAATGCGCTAAGTCTCTAGCAGCGTGTGAAGTGCGATTTGGGAGTTATGTTGATCTGCCTTTTGGGGGTGCGCCTGGGTTGAATACTTATAGTTAAAACAACTTTTGCACCTTCAATAGTGTCAAGTTGCCCAGTTTTACCGAAAGACATAGCATCTTCAACGGCCATCTTTTGAATCACCTTAATTTTCTCGGTGAGTTCTTTTTCTTGCTTTCTGAGTTGAATTAAGAGCCTGAATGAGTCCATTTTACCCCTTTCAATGAATTGTGCGAATACCGTGAAACCGCCAAAAACCCTTACCAGTAAACCGTTCTAATAAAAATTGTTAAGCAACAGCCAATCTATTCGCATAAATCAGCATTGTAATAATGCAATTCTCGCATAAATAAAACCGTCAGCAACGGGTGAAAACTGACGGTTTTTGATGATTGCATATTTTTCTAGTTTCAAGCGGCATAAGCCAAGTCTAGAAGCGTGTCCAGAGTTTTCCGTGGCACTGGATTGGACACACTAAACTCTAGGTTTAATTCTTTGGCGCGTCGTCTGATTGTTGATATTGACGGTTTCCATCCTGTGTGTTTTTGCAGCCACAGCGGTACATCTTTGCCGGGCAATCCCTCAATCAAAATCGCATCACCTAAAGCCTCTTCTAACGCTTGTTTGCGGGTTTTGCCGTTTGATAATGGTATGGGAGAATTGAGCATTTTTACTATTTCGGGGAGAGCAATTTTCGTACCTACACCCTTGGGCTTGCCTCCCTTGGTTCTGATTGCCTGTTCGCGCTTCATGTAAGCAAGGCACATAATCCACAGGCAATGAGTTTTTGAAACAATGTTTTCCCCGTCCTTCCGGTTCGCTTTGCAGCGAAAGTCAGGGAAGTTGCAAATACTCTTCCATGCGTCCCATGTGCGGGACGCGATTGGAGCTTGATAGAGTTTTACGCACTCAGCGCGTACCCAACGCTCCGGGTATCCTTCAGGTTGATTATTCATTGCTTTTGAATAATAAGTAAAGGATAAAAAGTAGCTATAAATAGTACAGCGATAAAGTATGGAAATGGCGATTTTTTGGCGCTGTTCCATTCGTTTTGGCGAAATAACTCAAATATTGCAAGCAATAGCCCAACCGCAAGATAGATAAACAGGATTTTTGACATAAAATGATGTGACTGGTAGGATTATGGATATAGTTTACCCCAGATTCCTACCCATGACAACTACTACGCTAAAACCTTATCTAAGTTTAAAAATAACCGTGAACATTGAGACTTTCTGCGAAAAATGGATACCTAAACTTTATGGATACCAGCCAGATGAATACGGCTATAAAAAATACTGTGTTATAGAGCTAGTAAATGTTATGGGTGGCGACGTTAGCGCGGATAACATTAAGAAACATTGGAAATGGAAGAACGGACAGACCGGATACCCCAAGATTGTGAACCAATTGCTAATGCACGTTGACGCTAGATATTCAACAATTGAGGCTAACTGCGGTATTGAATGGTTATTAACTATACACAAAGCGGAACGAGAGCAACTTAAAAATAAAAATAGTGAAAATTCTTCTGATCCTGGCTAGCCACAAAATCCTAACGACTTTACCCCCAATTCCTACCCTTTCTATTGCCCTCTCGTTTGAGAGGGTTTTTAATTGGGGTATAAGCAAAAAGCGAGGGCATTATGAAAAGCGACGCACTCTTGACCTTATTAATCTGTGTTCTGCTCCCAATTAGCGGAATCGTTGGTTTTAAAATGGCTCAAGATTTCCTATATCCTGCGGAAGTTGTAGAGGCTCAAAATGTCAGAAATTGAGGTTTATCTGGTAGTCCGAAAATCCGATAAAGACGGATATACAGAATACCAACTACAACAGCCTTTACCTTGGGCGCTGTTATCAAGTGCAATTAAACGGATAATCAGAAAATTGGTAGGTGAAAAATGACAGTTGCAGATTTAGTTAAAAGTTTCATGAAAACAGAAATGTCCGTAGAGCAAGTTTGGGAGAAAACCCAATATATTTGCGGACAATACGGCATTGATCCTGCTGCTTTAGATGACGCGAATGCTCAATTTGTAGCAGGGGAAATTGATAAGGAAAATGCTGGTTTAGCAGTTATTGAAAATAACGGACAATTGGCAACAACTGAAGAAAATAATAGCAAGAAAGGTAAGAAGAAAAACGTCCCAACGAACACGTCCGCTAATTCTGATCCAATTGAAAGATTAATCCCAGTTATAAAGGATTTACACTCAACCGTATCTGCCCAAACTGGAGCGATGAAAGACATAGTTCGCAGGAAGGTTGAGCAAAAGAAAAATTTAGCAGTAGAGGAATTGCTGTCATTAACCGACGGCATAAATGAAGAAATTCTACTTGACTTCACCAAGGGGTTAGAAGCGAGGTCACAAGAAACACAATCCTTTCTTGAAAGATTTGAGGGGGCGTTTGACGAGGCTTGGGGAAGTTAATAGTGTTTCTAGTATTATCCGCCCATCAAATTGGATGATACGCGCCACACTTATTCTTAGTTTCACGTTTACGGGAGCTTTTATTTATGCAATTTCACAACCTCCCAGATATGTGGGAGGAAACAACTATCAAGAACCCACCAGTAACTACCGACAAGCCGATTGGTAAAAGATTAGAACCTATCGAGTTCAAGATTAAACCAGATGGTGAGTTTAATTTTAAAGGCATTCCTGATTCGGATGTAATAAGGCAAATAATTACAACCACTGACTACCACCGTGATCAAAACAGGAATCAGGAGTCAGAAATACTCAAGCAAGCCAAAAATATTGACATGATGACCCTCGGTGTTTTGGCTTCATCAATTCTAATCTGTCTTTTGTGCCTTTTTCTTTCATTCAATAACAAACAACAAACACAGGGGAGCGTAGTTAATAATGGACAATTTCTTCGGGGGACTTATTGCCAGTAAATCCGGTAAATTGGCTGGTAGTAGTCAGAATCCAACCACTATCGGCAATATTGGTAATTCCAAAGCACGGATAACCGCCAAAATGGAATTACCCACGGAAATATCGGCACAACAAGTAATAAATTTGGAGCGCGAAATGGGGCAAGTTAATGCAGAATTGGAATTGGTTGACGACATTATTGCTACTCAAGAAAAACTGCTTAATAAAGCGATAGATTTGCATGACAAAAACACTAGATGGGCTGGTGTGAAAATGAAGGCAGATCAGAGATTACGAGAAATTGAATCTAGCCACAATCAAACAGTTGCTAGATATACGTTAGGCGCGGCCACAACCCAGGCTTATGTAGACGGTTTTACAGAAGCTTATCAAGTAAGTGCGGAGATATTTAGCTGATGCTGATGAATACCAAAAATTTACTCTATTTTGGATACTTCTTAACTGGCGCATCGTTCTTCCTTTTATTGGGGCAAATTATTCGGGGATTCCCTGAATCCAAGAATGGCGCGATCGCCTTATTTGTCGTCAGCATCCTAACATTTATAGGACTTGGTTTTTATAATTGGTGTGGGCTGTGGTACAAGTCCGCCGGGCATCTGAATAAAAATCAATCAATTGTAGGATTTGCCCCAACCTATGTTTTTGGAACTGCGGCTACAGTCGCGCTAATTATTGGAATCGCAATAGGGGGATAATATGTTGCAATCAACCAACCCGTTTGCACATCAAAAAAACTGTTTTGAACCCTTGATAACATCCGAGCGCATATTGTTGGGAGCGCTCGGAATTGCGGCGGCGGCTGGTACAGTTTTACCTATTTTGTGGCCAAATCAAATCAAGGAAGTAAAGCTAATTGAAAACATAGCGGGGCTGTCTTTTGCGACTTGTTTCACAGCAGAATGTTTTCGCAGACAACGTAAGGAAAAAACTTACCAGAGTATTGATGAGGCTAACCATCAAATAGTTAAGGAGGGACTGCGGAACACATTTGTTTATGAAAAAGCAGCCCAAGAAATTAGGTCTAAGCGGAAACTAGCGGCTTACGTTAATCGCCTACCAGCAGAGGAGCGTGGACGGTGGATGCAACAATTTGGGTTACAGGGATTAGTGGAATTACCTCAAGTCCAACAAGCCGTAATTGAACCCAAACAATTACCAAGTTCTCGCGGCATTCCCAATCCTGAAGTTGCGGAATTTAATGAGGATGCAGTCCAAGAAATCATCAACCCTGGTGTGATGGCTGTATTAGAAGAATTAGCCGCAGAATATCCTGAATACATCAGGATTGATAATAATTGGATTGATGAATTGTGTGATAGTTCCGCAGTTCAAGATATGGGGAATAGAGCCAACCACCATTTCGGGTTATGGGGTGAAACTCAGTCTGGTAAATCAACATTAGCGGGGGTAATTATTAATAAGATTGCGGCTCAATCACAGGGTGCAGCTTATGTGATTGGGAGTGATCCTAAGAATTTCGTTACCCGTTGGTTGTGCAAATTTTCCCGTAAATTTGAAGGACTGCAATCACTACCAGAATGGATTACTTTTGCTACCAAAATTATTGATGAAAGACAACAACAATTTGAGCATAATCGGAAAGGTACAAGCCTACCAGAAATATTTTTAATCCAAGATGAAGTGAATGTAGTTTATGGTGGGGGCAAAGGATTACCAGGAACAGGCAAGAAACAAGTTACTAAGGAAACCGCTTTAAACTTACAGGGGATGTGGAATTACATTATTAACTTCACAGCCGCAATGAAGATTCACGGCGTGTTCATGGGGCAAAACCCGTTAAGTGGATGTACTGGGTTTAGTCGTCCTAGTTACAAGAATATTTGCTTTATTGCGCTGGGTAAAGTGTCGTCTTATATATTAAGTAATCCAGCCGATTTTCTTAATGTCAAAACTGATATTCTTGACTTATTGAAAGAGGTTTGTGAATTACTTGATAAGCAAGGCGTGAGATATGCTTTAGTAATTCCCACTAAAGGTAATCCTTATATTGCTCTAATTCCTGTTTTCAATATTGATGATTTGGAGCAAACTGAAAAACCACAGGATGCACAACCAGCGCATCAGCAAGACGCTGTAAACCCCTATCAAATAATAGGAGATTGGATAGACAAATTAGGCAGAAATCCCACCGACTCTGAATTAACTCAAGCGTGGCAACAAGTCACTGGAATATCTCTAACTGCCGATGCTTTAATGCTGTTGAAAAACAATCTTGAACTAACTGATGAAGTTGTCACCTGGTCCACAATTACGGCAAATATTGAATTGCCCGAAAAATGGCGGGAGGAAGATTTACAAAAAGCTATAGCATCCCGACTAATTGAACACGGTTATCAGGCGCAAACAGAAGTTAAAAGTAATGGCGGTTTCATTGATATTGCCACTGATTTTGATGGTGGAACTATTATCGAAGTCAAGAAGTATTTGACTAGAGATACAATTTACCAAGCGGCTGGGCAATTGGGGGTTTACGGTAAAGGCAATGAGTACAAATTGCTTGCTGTTGGCTTTCTACCAAGCAATGAAGGTGATATACAGCAAGCAAAAACAACCGCGTCAATGGTTGAGAATGAAAGAATCAAAGTTTTGTTTATTTAGGTGAAATCATGTTGAATCAACAACAAATTAATCAATTAATTGATGAGCAAAACGCCGATGCAATCAATAGCATCTATTGGGAATTACCATCAAAGACTCAACGGTTAATTGATAAAATGATTGCAAAATATTGGCGGTTTAATGCTGGCACGTTATCAGATTTTTGATATAATAAATATGCGGCTGATCCACCTTATTAAATAAGCTGACTAACAACCAGCCGCACCTATAAATAATTATTCAAAACTTCTAACTCGCTCAATCTAAAAGTTGCAATTAAATTATCAGTTTCACTAAACGGCGATATTGACTCTCTACGGCGGGGGAAATATTGCCGCATTTTGTCTATGGCAGCATTGAATTTAGAATATTCGGCGGCGGTTCTGTCACCATTTGTCTTAATAAAAACCACCCACTCATACCGTTGTTCTTGTTGAGAATTTAGCATTAAGGTGGATGATGAAACGTTCTTGAATCTGGAAATAACAACTTCTAAGCCACCGCTAACCGCGCCTTTTGGTGCTGATGGAGGTTCTACCCAGATGGCGGGTTGACTGTTGCTAAAAGTGCCGAGTTCTTCTTTCAATAAATCGGCTATTGCTTGTCTAAGTTCCGGTGCGGTGTGGATGTTATTTGGCATAAAATTTTATTTTTATTTTTCCCAAAAAACTATTGACAATATTTTGTTAGCCTGTTACTATATAAATGTGAGAGTTAATAGGATAAAAACAATGGGTTTAATTGATTTGGTTGTAGAGAACTGTGAAATTTCCTGTATGGGTAATGCCAAAGAATGCCCATACACAGATTTTAAAACAGAGTATAGAGAATGGAAGATTTGGCTAGATTGTCCTAATGGAGGAATATTGGCTTTTGAGATAATCTCTGAGAACCATAATTTATGGCTTGGCTTGCCTACTTTTCCAGGTTGTTTAAGGAGTTTTGACTACCATGATAGTGATGGCATAATTGCCTATGCTAAGGAAAACATAGACAAAGTAGAAAACTATCTGTCTAGCCTAACAGGACAATTACAGTTATTTTAGGGACTTCCAGAAGCACCTTAATAGGGTGCTTCTATCTTTGCTTGTGAGAGGAGTATTTTTTCACAGTAGTTGACAATATTTTGTTATCCTGGTACTATATAAGAGTGAGAGAAAAACAACTAGCAGGGCAAAAAAAATGACTTATTCACAAAAAATTTATTTAGCAATGATACAAATAGCTGAAGAGCAAAATATTCTGATATGGGGGGAGGTATTGAGGCTTCTTAATGAATAAACCAAAAGCACCCTATTGGGGTGCTTTGTCTTCTCTGCGAAATTTGTGAGAGTTCAACAGGAATATTAGGAGTATAGCACACGGTGGACGAATCATTAAAAAAAGCTCAACAGAATTACGAGAAATCTGAGAAGGGTAAAGCACGCCGGAAGCGCTACCGTGAGAAACCTGAAGTAAAGGAACGCGAACGCGAACTAGACCGCGAACGCAAGGAATACAAACGGGAATATATGCGGGAATTTATGCGGAAAAGACGGGCGAAATTGAAGGAGGAATGACACGGTAAACCCTCGATTTTGAGGGTTTTTTAATGCCAAAAAATTTTCTAAAACCTATTGACAATATTTTGTTAGCCTGTTACTATATAAATGTGAGAGTTCAATAAATAAGGAATTAAAACAATGTTTGATTTTTCAGGATTAACAGTAGAACAAATCAAGATTAAGTACAAAAAACTGGCCATGCAATATCATCCTGATTTGGGTGGTGATCTTGAGATAATGAAAATGCTAAATAATGCTTATGAGGCTGCATTAAAAAGTTGTGATGGCCAAAAAACTAAAGATGACCAAGGACAAGAACATACCTATAAATACAGCCAAGAGATTGAGCAGGCATTGATGAATAAAATCATTGAATTATTGTCACTAAACATGGAAGATGTAGATATTGACTTGATAGGTACTTGGATTTGGGTTACTGGCAACACTAAACCATTTAAAGACAAAATCAAACAAGCTGGCTGTACATGGCATTCAAAGAGAGGGTGTTGGTACTTTAAAATAGGTAAATATTATGGCAAATCATCAACCTCTAGCCTAGAAGAGTTAGCTAAAAAGTATGGCTGTACTAATGCTTCAAAATTTAATAAGAATATAAAAGTAGGATAAGATCTAGGGGTGAGGTTCACCCCTATTTTTTATGCTTTATTTAAACGAAGACGCAGTAAATAATCAGATTAAAATTTGCACGAAACAGGAAGACTTGGAGGGCGTAAAATGCCCCGCTTGCCGTAAAGTTAAGAGTCAAGAAAACTTGTGTCCGTTGGGCAAAGCAAGAATTTCTCCACCCCGTGAGTAGGGTGATTTTTTGGTGTTAAAAATTTTCTAAAAAACTTTCTAAAACCTATTGACAATATTTTGTTATCCTGTTACTATATAAGAGTGAGAGTTCAATAAGCAAAATGAAAGTAGCAGAAATTAACACCACAGAATTACACCTTGATCCAGCAAGGTTTCAATACAAGTTATGTCATAATTCAACAGGATCAACAGGATCTTTGTCCAATATTGATTCTTGGAATGTTTACCTATCTGGGATTGTTTTGGTATGGGAAGATGCTGATAACAGAACTTATGTAGTCAATGGACACAATAGAGTTGCTCTAGCCAAAAAGTTGGGAACAGTTGAGAAAATTTTGTGTAGGTTTATTGATGCAGTTGACCACAAAGAAGCTAGATTAATAGGTGCTTTAGCTAACATAGCAGAGGGTATGGGAACTGCTATAGATGCAGCTAAATTTTTTAGAGACTCTAGTTACAGCATTAATCAAGTGAAAAATTTTGGTATCAATCCAAAATTAAAAATTGTGCAAGATGGGTTAAGTCTCTCAAATTTGGTTAGTTTCTTGTTTGACAAAGTTGCCATTGGTGATATTCCCATTGATAAGGGTGTGATTTTAGGAAGTGTGGGGGCTAGAGAACAGCTGGAAGTATGGGAACTAATCAAAGGTAAGCAGGTGAGCAGCAAAGCACTAGATGAGATTATTTCAAACATTCTTAATCCTGCAAGTGGACAAACATCACTTTTCAACCTGTTTAATCAAGATAATCAAGATAATGAACTTTTAAGACTAGAGTTAGTTGCACAAGTGAGAGTCAAGCTACAAAGATCCAAAAAGTTGCTACACCTAGTCTCAAATCAAGGTAATTCTCAGTTTCTGGAGGCAATTGGTAACAACCTTAATCACACTGGTAATTTGTCAGCAAGTGAGTTAACCCATTATGTACTGCAAATATTTGACCAACTAAAAAACCAGCATTCTCCAGTGAGTGAGATTTTGAACAAGGGTATTGAAGCTAAAAAGTCAGGTCAAGCTATGTCAGATGTTGTCAGTGATTGTGTAAGTCAATTAATCACAGTCATTCCCAAGATGATTAATCAAAAAGTTGCTGCATAACCAAGAATTTTAACCCAGTTGATCACTTTGACAAGTGATCAACTTTTTTGCATTTTGAGGTCAAAATGAAATATAGACAACTATCGCTTTTTGACCTGCCACCACAATCAGAGTCACAGGCTAGGACTAAAAAAACTCACACCACACCACAAAAATCAGTGATTGACAAAATCAAGGCCATCTCAATCCATGCCCCTCATGCCTATGCAATTTGCATGGGTAAAAAACCCTATGAATACAGAAACAGTCCAACAGAGAAAAGAGGCTGGGTTTTAATTCATAGCAGCAGCAGTAAGGCTTCTGACTCATTTTTTGAAGACTATGGCATTGACCTCAAAATAGCCAAAAGAGGGGCAATTATAGGAGCTAGTTTTATCACAGATTGTAGTCCAGATTATCAAGGTGGCTATGCTTACAGAATGACAAGATCAATGCTGTTTCCTACCCCTATTGTGGGTGTTAAGGGCTGTCAATCAATATTTTGGGGACATTGTAAAGACCCTCAAAAACTCAAGGCTTTTGAACAGGCCATAGAACAGATGGGAATTAACTTAAAAGTGAGAGAATAGGGTAATTTGGGGGGGGAGCAATCCCCCTCTTTTAGTAAGATACGTCAGGCTATAATGTGGATTATTTGGAACTTGCAAGTATGAAACCCATAGCAGTATCAATGCACCCTCAAGAAGCCCTAAAACTGGCGATTGGGGAAATCAGAATTATTTTAACAACTCAAGCAGAATCAAAGCGAAAAATCCTGTTCCACGCTTGCAGTTATGACACAACGGAACAGGAAAACGCCGGATTTAAAGCGATCGCACAATTAGGATTTTCGCCTGAAGAAGTGCCAACTAATTCAATTATTGGCTGGGCGAAAATTGCAGACGTGAAAACCTACGACGCGGCAAAATTTGCAATTGACGGGAAACTTCACGGACACGGATTTGATTTAAACCAGTTTCTTGCTGCTGAAGGTTGGCAAGGTCAACAAGTTTACGGATTAGTTTTAGAAGAACAGCATTATTTATGTTTACCAATCATGGGGATTGGTGCTGAACGCGTTCACGGCGATTTCTGGGAAGCACAAAGCCCGTTTCAAGTGGTGGCATTTGAACGGGCTTTAGATGCTCAAAGTGTAGATATTGTCGCCTCAGTAGGATATTAGATCCCTAATCTTTGTGCCGCAGCACGCGCCGCGGCTCTTTCCCCTGGAGTTGCACCACGTTGGGCTGCGTTACGGATTGCGGCTGCACGGCGGTCAGAAACTCTACCTCCCGCATTTGTCGGTGTTCGTGGGGCAGCACCTGGAGAACCCGAACCTTGGCTGCCAGTAACGGGCGCACTAGATCGACGATAAGGATCGTTAGCGACTCGCCCGAATCCGCCAGTACCACCTGGTGCTGATGCACCGCGGCCAGTACCACCAGCCGGAGGTAAAGCAGCTCTTGTTGCACCACCACCAGCAGTAATTGTCCGCCTTACCCGGGAGACACCATCTCTGAAAACGCCTTGCCCCCGCAATCTTCCAGATCGGCTAAAAGTCCTAAAAGTCCTAAAATCAGTCCTAGTGTCGGGTCTTACAGTAGGTGCGCGCTCCCCCACAACAGCCAAACCACCACCTCTATTCCGAGTACCACCAGCCGCAGTCCTTACCCGACCACTAGGTAAAATTCGGTCTCCTCGTCCACCTCTAGCCATAATAGTCAATCCTAATTTTGTAAATATGTTTATTTTTAGTTTTCCCAATGACAGTATTGGTAAAAACCCGCGCGATTCATTACGAGCTATTGACCGATGAGAGCGAGATTATTGGCGGCGTGTTCGCTGTTAATCACCGCCAATATATCGAGATAGTTGATTTGTTTGTAAACAAGGAATTTCAAAATCAGGGACACGGGCGAGCGCTCATGCAGACAATTTTTGATAATTACCCAAATAAAATACTCTGTTTACAGTGCGGGGCTTTTAGCAATGGGTTGAGTCAGGGTAATTTAGCGGAATGGTACAAGCGATTGGGATTTGTGGAGGGTACGCCATTTCATCAGGGTGACGGATGGATGCACAAACCTATTTAGCCGTCATTCTGGCAGTAATTTCTGGGAACAGATCACACAATTCTTTTAACTGTACTGGGGCATACCGCGCCATCCATTTGTAGTAGGTACTACATAAAGTTTCCGGTGTGCAATACCACAAAGTCCGAGGGAATGGTTTACCTTTTTTCTGCGGTATTTGGTGCATTGAATAAATAGGACTAACGGGCGATTCATTCTCAACGAGCAACGCCCAAACATCCATATCTAACCAATCTGCCAACGGCAAGGCGCGAATATAGGGGAGTAAGCCTTTCTTATCCTGATCATTAAATTGCAGCATCCCATCACGGGATATTTCAAACCGCCGATCCATTCCTTCAGCACTACGCACTCCCCACATATACATTACATTGGGGTTTCCTTCACCCCAAAGATGATGAAATTGGTAGATACTTTCATAGGTGATTGACGTGCCAACATCGCCCCAATCCCAAAAGTTTAGAGGCTGTCCCCCTTCACCTTTCAATCCGTAACTATTACCCCAGTCAATATACTTTTTAACTATTAGTGGGAACGGGTCATCTGTCAGATATTCCTCATAATAAAACCCGTTACCGAATGAGTTTATATAATCCTCCCACTCTGGTAGAACGTCATAATGTTGGGGGAGTTCCGCGCCACAATCAATTATTAAATTACAATAATCAATCTCTGCCAATTCTAAAATTATCGCAGTTGCCATTGAATCTTTACCATACCCAAACCATAGACCCGGTATGACATCCTGATTAACTTTAGGGTTGTCATACCACAACTGCACACGCTCAATGGTTTTGTTTTTGAGTGCCTGAAATTCATCAGTTTTCGCCCGTTTCGTTGCTTCTAGATATTTCTTCTGTGGCAGTGCTTTCGATATTTCCATCGTCCCAAATATCCCCTTCTAAAATGTTTTCAGGCACATCATAAACTCCCCAGGTTAGTACATCTTCTTCCGTGTGCTGCACTTCTTCTTGGGTTTCTTTGCTGTCATCTTCTTCTTGGTTGTCGTCGCTTTCTTCTTGGGCATCATGGATCAATTTCTCCAATTCTTCTAAAGGTAAATCGGCATCTAGTTTTAATTGTTGGATACAAGCAAGTGCCAATTCTCGCGCCATTCTATCTTGTGAATTTTTAAGAACAGCAACAATGAAGGCTTTACAAATTTCTAACTGACGGCGCACATCACCCATTTTTGATAGGCGAACCGCGCCATCTGCTAAAGCTAAAGTTCCCTGAAAAGCTGCTAACATTCCGTTTAAGTCAAGTCCCAAAAGCCGCAGTTTCAACTCTTCGACAAACTCAAAACTCAACTCCCCTTGTTCAACTAAAATTTCACACGCCTGAAGCAAAGTTTTACCCTCTTTGGAGAATTTACCCGCGCCTTCAATTTGGCTCAAAATGCGACCATGAGCGACGTAAAAACTTTCACGGACAATAGTTTCAAAGTCATGATCCTCCGCATCCGTGAAAGCGTCGCGCCATTTCCCAGACAACCTTTTCCCGTAGAGTCCGTCATTCTTCTTTGGCATTACGAATTAACCGGACTACTTGGGTGATCACCTTGTTTACTTCTTGCATTGCTTTAGAACGGCGGCCATGCCTGATATTGTTCTTTCCACATTTGGATTTATCGCGTGGTCCGGTGCTGTGTTCCCAAGGTTTATGTGCTAAACATCGTTGACGTGCAGCTTCTATAAATTCAGGTGATAGGTTTTTCCGTTTGTACTGTTTTGGCGGATATTTTTTAGCCTTGAACAGTTCCATAAACTTGTCAGAATCCAATGTTTTCGGCTGTGATTGGTTCAGATGCGCTGTCATTTACTGCCACTCCTAATTCAGTGATCATCATGTCTACTATCTTTAGAATTACCTGACTCCGGTATTGTTGAACCATACCATCAGTTGAGATGCCAACTTGGGGCGCGAGTTGGTCAAGCTTGGCGCGAAAATCAGCTAAATCACCTTTATCGAGAAAGATATAAAACTGTGTTTGTTCGCCCTTTCCGGTGTAGTTGATACTTTGGACGCTGGCAACATCCGCCACGTTTTCAGTTTTAACTGTGACTCTTTCCGCAGGTGGTGGAGGTGTGTAATCGCTTCTGCTGGGAGTTGCATTAACGCCAGTCGTGCCACTTTCACTTATTTGAGTATTTGAGTATTTCTCATCATCAAAATTGTAATTACCGACTTCTTCCTGTATTTCTTCTCCCTCTAGCTCATCTTCGGGTTCTTCCTCTTTACGAACTAAGAAGGCTTGCATAAAGCTATTGGCAGTCCCAGAATCCCAACCCGCAGTTTTAATCTGCCTTTTGGGCATTTGTGCCAGTATTGCAGCTATTTTGCCAGGGTCGTCACGTCCATCATGGGAACTGTTGTTAAGTCGAAGTAGTGCAGATTTCTGGCTAAGTTCATCAAGAGTTACGGGAACGGCGGGAACAGTCGCCCAATATTTAGGGCAAAAGCGTTCTTGGTGCTTTTCTGCTACCTTATCTCTACCCGTTCCCTTGATCCACCGCTCCCACTCTTTCAAGAAAAAGCCTTCATCTTGTTGGCTTAACCAATCCGCACCCTGAACCCGCCCATGCCCTGATATGAGATACCCAAAACTACCGTCTAGGTTTCGTTGAATTGTTGGGTAAATCAACCATCCAAAATCTAGAAGTGAGTCACGAATCCAAGGCAAATCGTTTTCTTCTGAGTGTTCGCGGGGGTTTTCAGGGTGAAACCGCGCCAAAACTTCAACAGTCGGCAGCCATAAAATCTCACTCATTTTTTAGCTACCTCAACGGCTTTCTGAGATTTTTGCAAAGACTGATTCAGTAATTTTAACGCCTCGTCCAAATCGGCTGATTCAGGGCAATTTTTAATCAGGTAATCAGCGAGAGACGTAAATTTACTGGTAATCTGCCACTGCGATTGACTGGTACTCATTTGTTTTTTCGATAGATTTATTGAACTATCAATAACATAGTTTTTACTCCATAGGGAAGCGGTACTGTGGTCAATCCCCAAATATGTTTCGCACCAATACAAGCTTTTACCATTAGCGATCGCGTCAACCGCCTTAATCCTTACGTCATTAGAATAGCCACGTCTCCCGATTGGCGCGGGGTTATCCCTAAATTGAATCTGACAGGACTTGCATAAATAAGCCTGTTTACCGTCACGTTTACCATTTTTAATAGTTTGATAATCTTTGCAATTTGGGCATTGGACCCGCCCAAGTGCCATTAACTTTAGTTTTCGCAAAGCGTCAGACTCAATTCGGCGTAATTCCCTTAATTTAATATTGTGGATTTGGCACAGCATCTTGACGGGAATATGGTCAATATACAAATCCTTGATAATTGTGGCGTGAAGTTCTGGGAGTTTATCAAGCAGGGGGAGAATTGAGTCTAATTCCTCTTGTTGTTCTGCCGTTAGCTGTTCGGGTAGTTCAGGATTATTTTGATTACAGGCCATCGCCGCTTCTTTGGCAACTTGCAAGGAAATATTTAATTCAATCGCCGCTTGTTCATAAGTTACGCCGTGTTTTTGGGCGTACCGCTTCAGTTTTTGGTGAGTTTCTTGTAACGGACGCGGAACTTTCACCATCCGCACTTTATCCCTGACAAATTGCGCCATCGCACCATAGATAAACGGCACGGCGTAACTGGACAGCTTGATTTTCTTGGCAGGGTCAAACCTCTCCACCGCTTTGATCAAACCTTCCGCCCCAATCTGTATTAGTTCGTCTCTCGGAACTGTGCAGCAAGCGGTCATTTTACCCGCGACGTGACCGACTAAGCCCATGTTCATCTCAACTATCCGGTTTCGTAGTCGAATATCTCTGGTTTGGTGAAAGTTAATTAAAAGTTGCTGATTGTCTAGATATGCCGCGTCCATTTATTCCTAACCTAATAATTACCTTTAAATTACCGATTGCTGGGGGATTTGTCACTGATCCAGAAACAGGAAACCCCATACAGACAACAACTGATGTAGTGGTGGAGGCTTGGATGGAAGGTAACGCATCTGTCAAGCCCGAACCAGGGCAAAATCCAAATGTGGTTAATTTACGGGGGTATGCGGTAAAGCCTCGGTTACTGCCAACTGAATTAATCAGGAAACAGTCGGAAGCATCAGCAATTTATACCGATCCTCTCACCGGGAATGAACAGACGGGAAAATTTACGCTGCAACCGCAATTTGACGGTAAACGCCCCAGAGTTGCCAAGGCTTTAGCCCGCATTTTGGGTGCAGAATTACAAGGTGTTTTTGAGTTTAGTTAGGCAATAATAAGCCACCTTAAAGGTGGCTTATTATTGATTGTCTATTAAATTTTACTCTTTATTCATAATAGTCTTTACTGTCCTCCCAAGGAAAAATTACCAGTAAATCACTACATACAAAATGATGGTATTCTGGTAGCACTCTAGCATTAAAGCATGAACCATTGAGATTTTCTGCCTGTGCCTTAACCCAATTGTTACCAACTTTTGCATTAATGACTGATTTATTATCAGCCCATTTTTTGAAGTTTGTTAATGCAATTTTCTCAGCTTCAGTAAATATCATTTTGGACTCCTGAATTATTGAACTTGGTAATAAAAAGTATTTAATTCCAGTGACCTGGAATTAAATACTAGGGGGTTTTATGCTATTTTAAATATCCAGAAGAAGAAACATTGAAAACATTTTTGAAAACTTCTGTTACTTCCAGCCTGGAGCAACCATGAAAGAATTTTAATGCATCTTCTATCTCTTCTCTCTTTGCATCTAACTGAACACTGGTAACAAAGGCATCTTTCCAATTTGGTTCTGCAACCTTTACCTGAAATTTGGTTCTTATTTCATCTGCTTGAAATTTTCTTTGGTTCTGGATCTCATCAAAGATTTGTCTAAGTTTGTTAGTTTTCATTTTTTAACCTATTGAACTCTCACATTTATATAGTAACAGTCTAACAGGATATTGTCAATAGTTTTTTTGGGAAAAATAAAAATAAAATTTTATGCCAATCTGGAAAAGTTGGACACCACCACAACTAACCGTAACCATTGCTGATTACCAATGGTCAGCACCTTATGCCTATGATGTACATGAGAAACAAGGCAACCGATGGACTGATCGAGCGTTAGTAGGGAGTGATTTAACTGCGGTTTTTAAAAGCAACTACCAAACTACTCTAGACCTCGCATTTATCCAAACTGCACATCATTTGAACCAACGATTTTTAAATGAAGTTCCTGTTAGTAGCGGAACTTTGAAAGCGTCCCAATCTATGAAGTTAAGGTAATAAAAAAGCACCCTTTTGAGGTGCTTATAGGTCTTTACTTTCTGTATCTTCCTGACTCTGGATCTGGCATCATATTGTATCTGTTCTGCTCATCTAGCCTAAATTCTTCATAGTTGTTGAATGTCTGGACAGTGCTGCAACCACACCTATCAATAATTTTTAAGATCCTGCCATCTTGCAACTTGTAAGCACCCCAAGTAGGACTGAGATATACATTACTAGCAATAGCATTTTTCTTGATATCCCACCAGCTTTCACCAGCAAAATCAGAAATATTTTGAGTGTGATCTGGTCCATGTCCTATTTCAGTGCTAATCATTTTTTATCCTATTAACTCTCACATTTATATAGTAACAGGATAACAAAATATTGTCAATAGGTTTTAGAAAATTTTTTCAAATTAGGGAAAGCTTACTGAAACAGAATCCTGGGTATCGGTATGGGCAAAAGACTAAACGATTTTAAGGAAAAAATTTGCAAGAATGGTACACCTTGCAGGAATTCCTGCATTTCCAAACTTAAAAATTGCTTGAAATCAAAAAAAACCGGGGATTCCGCTCAACCTGGTAAAACTACCAAGAAAGACACCAACAAGCCTGGGGATAATTCTGCTCAAAAGAAAGACACTGACAAACCCGGTAAAACTACGCTTGCATCATATAAAGCTGACTCCGCGGATCATAAAGCTTTGATTGCCATAGGAAAGGAGTTTTCCGATCAAACTATGGGGAAAGCACTAAAGTCGCTAGACGATGCTTTGGCTGAAAAAAAGAGTGCTTTCTTAGAAATAATGGGAAAGAACAAGTTTAAAAAGAACGGAGATATCTACAAACGAGATCAAAAACGTTTGCAAGAATTGGACGAGAAAACCTTACTTGCCCAAAAAGAATTTGAATCAGCCGCAAGAGAAACGATGCGGAGAATAGCAGCCCATCATAAAATTGATAGAGAAGATGCGGAAAGATGGGCTGATTCAGTGGATACTCGCGGACTCACGGGTGAAAATAAGGAAATAACTTCTGATGCTTTAGTGGCTGTTTACGCGCTAACAGGTGGTAAGGGCGCGAAAAAGATAAACAAAGTAACAAGTGAAGCAGACAGAGCCAGTGCAAATCCAAACGGAGAATTAAAATTAGAAAAGAAAATTGATCGCCACCAGATCTTTCACGAATACGCGCATTATATGGAATTTGAGAATCGCCAGTTAGCTGTCGCGTCAAGAAAATTCATTGAAGATCGGGCTACGTCCACTGAACCTATGAAATTAAAAGATATTACCGGGCAAGATTACAGAGATACTGAAATGGCATTTTCAGGTAATTTTATAGACCCCTACGTAGGGAAAATATATGGAAGTGCTGGCACTCCTACCGAGGTTATTTCGATGGGGGTTGAGCTATTCCGCGATCCCAAACTGATGTCTTCTTTTTACAAGCAAGATCCAGAGCATTTTAATTTTGTTTTAGGAGCGATTTTACATGAAAATTAAACTTGAGTATTGCCCATTTGGTGACATAGGAGAAAAAGAAATAGCTTGGGCAAGCGTTGAAGTTGAGACGGAGCATAACGATCCTTTTCTTCGCGTTAATCCTGTTGTGAAAGTTCAAAGCTACCAAGCAGCGAGTGACGAAAAAGACAAGCTAAAAGCCCTTGCGGAAAAAGCAAGTGCCAAAAAAGGGGTAGAAAGGATGGCTTTAAGTGCTTGGAATAGAGAGATTGAGGTTTCGATTGGATTTCAGGGGCATACTTATTCCACGGAAAATCCAAATAATCTAGACCTGTCACACGCCGTTTATAAGCTGCCTTCTTTTAAGGTTTTGAGCATAGAAGGCAATGAAGATTTTGAAAGTAAAATTCCGCCTATTCCGGAAGGATGTGTTTCATGAGTGGGTGGGGAACGTTACTCAATCTTGAATCCGCAACACAGCAAGCCTTGGCGGTAGAATCCCAAGGTGAAAGTAAGATCACGCTGTTTGAGGAATTTGAGCCGAACCCCGGAGGACAAGCGCGGTTTCTTGATATGATGGGGTGGCAGGACGTAGAACCCCTAACGCAGAGATGGGGAGCGGCTATTGGGGGAATAGGATGTATTGCCGGGGAAACTGAAATTAACGGCGTTCCGGTTCGTGAATTGACGCGATCGCCTATCAAAGTACAAACCCTGATAGGCGAAACTTACGCTACACCTGCATTTGTGAAGGGTCAAGCGAATCTTTATCGAGTAACGCTTCGCTCTGGGAAACAAGTTCTAGTAACGGCACACCACCGTTTTCTCTCGCCAACTGGATGGCATCAACTTCAATTCCTTGATTGCGGTTCGCTCGTAGCTTGCCATGATAACGAGAATGATCTGGCGGGGTTGGAAATATCCAGAGATTATTCAGATCGTTATCAAGAGCGTTTTCATTCTGGTGGTGAACTACTTCCTCCCGCTTTAGTTTTCGCCCTAGAATATTCTGGACTGTCCCCCTTGCTCTGTAGTGGTTTTCTTCCCGACTTTTCCCGCCATTCCACTGAGAATTTTTCTCTGGAGAACGAGCGCCAACTCTTCGCATTTGAACGCCTCTTCTCACAAGCCTTCGACGAATTACCTCATCTCGAACGCCAAAGTCTCGCCCAATCTCACGGCAAGTTTCACCATTCTTGTATCGCTCAATTATTTGATCCATCGGAAGGCTATAATCTGTCTTACGTTGATAACCCGTCATGCCAGGGAGTGCGTCAAACTCTTCGCAAACTTTGGCGACGGTTTTCTTGCTTATACCAAGAGCTTCGGCAGTGTACGCGTAATTCCTTGTCTGCTGATAGTGTTCAAATATTACTTGATAATCTGTTCTTCTCGCGTTTGGCTTTGCCTTTGGGGTATGAAGCCCATGCTTTTGCAGTGCGTGGGATACAGCATTATGACAAGTTCCTAGAGTTCTCGCTATTGAGCGAATGCTTGGATGTTCACTCAAAAGAGATTGCCACTGCTCTTTTGAAAGTTGCGAAGGCTTGTTCATTTATTTGGACTAATTCTATTAGTGGTAATACATACAATGATAACTCATATTGGGACGTAATTGAAGCAATTGAGTATATTAGATATGATGATTTTTACGACATTCATGTACCACAAGGAAATCATTATTTAGCTAACGGAATATGGCATCACAATAGCGGTAAGTCATTCTCCGGTGCAGTTTGGGCTTGTTCTCGCGCTTTGCTTGCGCCGGATGCTAGAGGTATGATATCGGCAAATAGCTACGGGCAGCTATCGAGGGCATCCCTTCTGGCATTAGTCGAAGTTTGCCGGATGTTCAATATTCCCCTTGAACCTTGGCGTGAATCGGCAGAAGATCAGGCTTTAGCGATCGCCAACTGCCAACGCTGCTATATTGGACCAGATCGAGCGTTTGTTTATGTCCTGTCAGCATCGGCTTTTAGCGGTTCAACTCAAGCGGGGCGCGGTTTGCAAATTCGATGGTTTTGGGGAGATGAGTTTGCCTACACACCGGAAAAGGCATTTTTAACTATTGATGGAAGATTGGGGCGGGGACCAGGTACGCTCAAAGGTCAAGGCATCCTGACAACTTCACCAGCCGGATATAACTATCTGTGGGATAAATTTGGAGATCCAACCCGAAGCGACGACTTAAAACGGATTTACCAAATTGTTTCAATGTCGTCACTGGAAAATAAAAAACATTTAGGCGAGGATTATGTAGCGTCGCTTGAGGCAAACTATAGTGACGAACTGTACCAACAAGAGGTAATGGGGCAGTTTATCAACACGGTACAGGGTTTAATTTATAAATACTTTGACCGCACCAAACACTCGTTCCAAGATGAAGATGCGGAACTTTTGGAATATGACCCGAATCTCCCTCTACTCCTGACCTTCGACTTTAACCACACGCCCATAGTTTGCCTAGCTGCCCAAAAACGCGGTAACGAGATCCACTTTTGTAAAGAATGGTTTCTGATGGACTCCGATATTTGGGAGTTGACGGAAAGCATTGTGGACTGGGTAGAGAAGCACGGCATACCCCCAGAAATACAAATATTTGGTGATGCCACCGGACGGGCAAGAACTGCGGCCAGTCGCTTGTCGTCGTGGGATATTGTGTTCCAGGGACTTGAACCTCTAGCAGCACTGCGAGGTAAAGGTTATTTGGTTCGCAAGTTTGCAGACGCTAACCCGTATGTAGTTAACCGGGTTCACTCAGTCAATCAACTTTTCCGCCAAAACCGTTGTTATATTCACTTTGCAAACTGCCAAAACTTTATCAAGGATTTGGAACAGGTGACTTGGAGTGACGAGGGCATCAATAAAAGCGATAACCCGCTACTATCACATTTAAGCGACGCGGCGGGTTATCTAATTCATTCAATTTATCCGTTTAAGAAGGAAACCAGGGAACGGAAGTCAGGGAAGAAAAAAGTTAGGGGGCTTGCGGGGTAATTCTCCAATCGTGCGCCCACATGAATGGGATATTAGCATTTTTGGCGCATTCTTTATCTTCGGGGCGATCTCCAACCATGAGGATTTCTGTAGGCGATTCCTTCAAATAAAACAAAGCCCGGTCAATCATGCCTGTGCCTGGCTTACGGTAATCTCTGCTAATTGAGTCAATTAGCCGATCACAATCTTCACGGGTTACTAGCCAGCATTCTTCACCCTTGCTGTCAGGGCAAAAAAATATCCGTTCCATCAGAGGCAACAATGACAGGGTTTTATATTGTTCGGCAATACAGTCGTCATAGGACTTAAAACCTGCACCTACACCGCCTTGATTTGTTACTCCAACAACCACCCAATCGGCATATTTTGAGATCGCATCCTCAACCCCTGGAATTAGCTCTTGATCGCAAGGATCGTTAATGAAAGTCGTGCCGGATTTGGTTTTGCGAACCGTGCCATCTAAATCCAAGAACAATATTTTCATGATGTTTAGCGGTGGCGATTCCACCGCAATTACTTTACTTATTTAACAGCCAAAACTTTAGGAAATTCTCTCACTTGCAACTTTAAAAGCAATTCGTGAATATCGCCACCTTTACCCTTGACTTTGACTGACACGCCTTCCTGAAAATAGTTAGCACCAAGGATAATCCTATCTTTGCAAATGACTAAAAGCTGTGCCATGTTTGCATTTAAAAATCCTCCTCTTGCCGATCTTGTTTGCCACCCAATAAATCCAATTGATTAACAGAAATAACAGGTTTTGATCTTAATTCCCCGCTGTTCTTGTCCGTCCATTCTTCAAACTTCAATTGTCCACTAATCCCTATCAAACCTCCTTTGCGGACATAATTACCCATCACCTCGCCAACTTTTCCCCATGCCTCCAAATCAAACCAATCTGTCTGGTCTGATGTGCGGCGAACCGCTAAGGAGCATGATGTTTTGTTTGTACCAGACTCAAAATATCTAACTTCTGGATCTCGTCCTGCTCTCCCCGCAACATTCACTGAATTAACGTTTATAGGATTAGGAATAACGTCTACAACACTAATCCTGAACTCGGTTATTTTGGTTTTAGTGCCGTTAAAATCTTTGTTAACGATATTGATTGAACCAACCAAAACGACTGATTGACCTTCTCTCAATTGACCAATTGATTCAGCTAACTTTCCAAAACCTAAACATTTAATTTGTTTGACGGACTGAGAATTGCTGACATTTATGAACGACAAGAAAAACTCAGATACGGGCTTTCCGTCGTTACTGTATCTGAGTTGTGGGGATGAAATAACCCCCGATAAAATGGCTGTGTTCATTGCCTACAATCCTTTATAATGTTCTAACCAATGGCGATAATCTTCAAACTTTGAATCATACCTTTGACCGTATAAAATCAAATGGTAGTCGCCCCATTCACAATCGTTATACTCCCATGTCAAAAGCGAGTTTTCGGAGTTAGCTTTATTGATAAATTTTGGATGTACCGCACCGTTAAATTTATCTTTTACCTTTACATCTTGACCCCACCAATCACTTAATATTTTATTGCCGCGATTGAGAATATCAAAATACTTTCCCTCTGAAAAATCACCGCTTTCTAAAATCATCTGCATTCTGCCATCGTGAATGAAATTATGGCAGGAATGACAGAGGGCAACACAGGTTTTAAACTCCACTTTTCCACTCGCGTAAATGCTGTAACATTCATGAGTTTCAAGCCATTGATGATATTTGGCTTGTTTGGGAGTTACGCCGCAAGCCTGACAGCAATTATCAGATTTGCGACGGGCTTTTTCTTTCTGTCCTTTCCACCAAGAATCACCTAAAATTACCCTTGGTGCTAAACCGTGCAAAGGCTTAGGAATATTTGGATGTAATAGCAACCAAGGGAATAACCGCATTTATTCTTCCTCTCCTTCTGGGATAAATTCTGGAATAGCGTCGCCATTTACTTTGAAAGTAGCTACGGGAGGGGCTTTCTCAATCAGTTTTTTATATTCCATTCTTACGGCTTCCCTGCATTTATCTTGCAGGATTTGTGTACAGGTATCCTCATCTTCTCCTTCGGATATGCTCGCCCACATATCAACTGATAGATCAGCAGAGTTAAAGTCGCCTAAATTGAATTTTCTGGAATAACCAACCGCAATAGTTTTAATGAACATTTAAGCACCCTTGAATAAACTTTGTTGCCATTTTTGAACAGATATTAAATCTGTTTTTTTAACATTATCCGTGTAGCTTTCCAGGGCTGAAAATTCATCAATCCCTTGTGCTATCGCCCAATCAATGCACATATCTTTGATTAAATGGTCTAGGCTTTTTGATGTTCCAGAAGGTTGAAGTTCGTTGATTGACGGGATTTGATGACTTGCCAACCAAGCTAAAACCCAACTTTTATCAACCTTTAGAAATTCTCTAATTTGCTTTATGGTATCGCCGGCAGATGATATTGTTGCTTGTCTGCCGTTGCCGTTTGTTGTGGCGGGTTTGCTGTTTTTTGGCTCATCCTTCGCGCTATTTGCGTCATCATCTTCATCAGCCGTTATTGACAGCAACGCACAAACAGAATAACGACGGGCGTAAGTTAAAGCCGCTCCCTTCTTCTGGCTGTCTTGAATATCAGGAAGTTCATATTCAGAGGTCAGGACTTCGCCTGACTCATGGAATAATTGGGTTTTTAAAATGCCCCCCTTTTCCATCACCTGAACCAAAACTAAACCGTACCTGCAAAGGACTGGAGTAACAGCATCTAGGACTGAATCTAACGACGCATAACTCATTTTAAAATGAGGATTAGTTTTGTCTTTTTCGATGGGCGGAAATTCAGCCCGCGCATTGATCAACGCCTTAATTAATTCAATCATTTTAACCCCTGAATAATTCTTCTAAACAATCTTTTTCGGCTAAGTCTTCAGCGCAAATATTGACAAGGTTTAATGCTGTGGCAATGTTGTTTTTAAATTCCTCGTCAGTAGTTAAATCTTGGGCATTTTCAAGAACGGGAGTAATTAGTTGACAAACTTTCTCTAGTGTTCTAATCGCCTCTTCTAATTCCATTATTCAACCTCTAAAATGTTTTTGGATAGGGGCAATTACGCCCCATTTACCTAAGCTGCTAACAAATATTCATGTTTAGTCAGCCTAATTAATTCCTTGGCTACGGGTCGCCAGTCGTCCTGATAGTCCTCACCATTGAGAGTCCAACCCAGATCATTCAGCCAGATATACCCAGCGAGAACACCACAAACTTTAACTGAATATTGCTGCCCCTTGTCATCTCTAAAGTTAATGTCTTCGATATTAATAGCCATATCTTCGATAGGCTGGGTTATGGTTATGCGACCACTTCCTCTTTCATCCATGAACACCCCCTTTAAATATTCCTCTTTGATAAAGTCTTCCGCTTTTTGGTACGAGGCAAATGGCTTTTTAATTCCATTCATTTCTACCCTCCAAGTCCCCAAGGACTCATGATCTATTGTGGCGATGACATTGTGTATGTCCCCATCTAAAATGGCTTCATAAAACCCAAAATCACTGGGCGAGATAAAACTGATTTTAGATGCTATTTCCTCCTTAACCTTAATTTGGTGCTTGCACTCAACACCCCTAAAATAACTGTCCCCACACTCACATCTTTGATTGTTCATAGGGTGAGCAGGTGTGACGGTGTAGAGGTTGTCACCACTTTGGACGACGAACTTAACAAAGCCCTCATCCTCTACCTGTTCCAAAATTTGTACAGACTTGGCTTTCTCAGCCCTTGCGGTAGCTTGCACTTCTAATTCTGCCTCTAGCTCATTTTGAGCTAAGGTTTGACTGTCAACGAGTCTGAGTGAGTGCCATTTGCAATATCTCTCAGCTAGTTGATAACTAGCAGCACGGTGGACAATCTCGCCGCCAACCAAAACCATGTAAGGCTGGGTAGAACCCTCAAAACTTTCACTCTCAAAATCAATGGTTGCTTCTACGGCTTGAATCTTCTGGACTTGTGCGGCTTGATGCTCAACAATTGCATCTACCCAACTAACCAAGAAAGTTTTGTTGCCAGATGGAACGACTCCTAATTCAGCAGCAATTTGTTTTACTTTTGGAAGTTTTTTGTTAAGGAGTTGTTGACGGCTGTAAATTGGGTGTGACATAATAACTTAGACCTGATTGGTTAGAAAGCAGTCACCTTGTCCTTAGAAAACTTGTGGCTGCTTTTGTTTACTCTCTTACTATAGCTAGTAACTATAGATATGTCAAGAGACTTTCCAAAAAAAGTTAAGAATATTGATTTGCAAGGCTTCGCAGATTTTAGAGAGGGTGTCAGCCCCTACCGTTACCTGCTTCCGCTTCAATAATTTAGGGTTTTCGATTTGCTGGATATATCCCTCATTCACTCCAGCCATTTGTGCCAGCTTGGCGCGAGATAACCCTGCGGATTCCCTGTGTTGCCGTAACTTGGCGGCGTAATCTTGCCCCCAATTAAAAGATGCAATAGGCGTAATGTCCATATCAATATTCACCGTAATTTTATAGTCCATAACTACAAAAATAATCCTTTCGAGTGTCACTGTCAACTATAGCTGATCCTGCCTACCGTCAAATCCGAATAAACTATAGGTATCAGTAATACAGAATAAACCCATCCTAAAGAAGCCCTAATGACTTGCATTTTCCAACTTCTCGATCCGCCGCTCAATATTAGATTGGCGTTTCAGCACTTCCGTGTATTTTGAGTTTTGCGCGAGTGCTGCGGATAGCTGCTCAAAATCTCGCGCCATGCTGGATATCTCGGAGTTAATGCGATTTTGCTCCTGAATTACGCCCGATAATAAAGCCGTCTGCTGTTTGATGAACTCAAGATCCTTGTTTTGGGATTTATCCATCTCCTCTTTGTCGCGCCTGATGTTTTCAATCAAAAAAATTAAATCTTTTTTTACATCTCTGATTGAGTTTTGTTCAGAATCATTGATTGATTTCATCCCCTGCCATACAGCAAGCGCAAAGCTAAGAACACCAACAAATATTCCCGATATTTCTACCCACGACAAGCCAAGTTGCTTGCTAATAATTAAAAAGGCAAAAGATAAAATAGAAACGGCGAATAAAATTATTGTCTTAGTTCTCATTGATTTTACACTCCGTTGATGCTCCTCCCATCAGGAAATAATATTAAATGGGGATAAATATAATCTTCAGAAAACGTTACTACATCCTGATTGTTGACCTTATGTCTTAGAAAAATTCTCCTATTATTAACCCAAGTGCCGCCATTAGACGGGCTTCCCTGGATTTCACCATCAAACAATAAATAATAAAAATCATTATCGTAATATAAAATTAAAGTGCAATGCACCTTATCAACAATATCGCTAGGAATTACGACATCACAGATAGGGTCGCTACCTATTTTTATGCTGCTATTAGCCTCAAAGCTATATTCTTGTTTGAATCCATTCGGCAATAGCAACAATAAGATTATCATTATCCCACTGATAGTCTTTGGGTGGCAGAAGAATTAAATAATATCCCGGTATAGGGGTAAAGCCTTGTTCTGATAGCTTTTAGGTTATTTCCAGGACGTAGTTGATAGCCGTCTTTGTCTATTTTTGATGGGTCTAAACTTAATTCTTCAAACTCTGCGAGAATTGCCTGAACCCTCTCAACTTGAGAGGGGAAAAGATTGATTTGTTCTATTGATGATTGCAGTCTTTGCCGAATGGATTGCCCACTGCTAAATAAATCCGGCATAAGGCGCGACTGACCACTACCACCGG